TGTTGCTTCGATGCAGGCCGTCGCAGCCATCTCGAAGAACTTCACCCATGCTCTGACGTGGGACTTCAAGCAGCCGAACATCTTGATTCTCTACAATGGATGGACCGGCGGCACATACGAAGTTGAACTTCTGATGGACCATGATCCTAGTCTCAGTACCATTGAGCCGGGCGCCGGAGACTTCTTTCTGCAAATGGCCGAGTATGATCTGGGATCCTACATCTATCAGAAGTTAAAGCGCGTCCAGAACCTCGACGTGGGAGTTGGGTCGATAGAATTGAAGATTGATGATCTCGCCGACTACGCCGACAAGTACAGAACATTGGTCCAAGATGCGTCTGAGACGGCTGCTTTGGATCAGTTGCATCTGCAGTACTTCTAATTGGTCCACTTAAATACACAGACATCTCATCACATGAGACTAAGCCTTCTCCGGAGGGCTTAGTCTTTATTTTCTGCGAAAGGAGACTATCATGCAAGCCAAGAAACCTATTGTGGCCATTGTCTTCAGCCCGGGCGGTCTCGTGACTGCTGAAGCATCGAATGCGTTCACGGCGTATGTTGACCGTATGACGGAACTCGGAGGTATCCCGCTTCTGTTGCCGGTCGGCGACCTCGTGACGTCGAAGGTGGCGCGACTCAAGGACTATATCCAGATAAGCACCGCAGTGTTGGTGTTCCACGAGGACCAGTGCCTCGACAACTATCTCCCGACGATCGAAGCCATCTGCAACGACAGCAGAACACCGATCGTCCATAACTTTCCAGTCTCTAACGGTGGAACTACAGAAATGCCGATGCCGATCAAGAAACTCATCACCATGTACACACTCGTCGTCAATGCCAAGCATAACTCGGCGAAACGTGAAGAGGCCATCGAAGAGTTCGAGAGGGCCGAAGACCTGAAGTACGGCCGCGTCTACAAAATGAAGGAGGGATGACCCAATGATGGACGAATTTCCCGTGGTGACAATCTGTGGATCGTCAAGATTCAAAGACATCATGGAACCGCTGTATCGCCAGTTGTCATGGGCCGGTTTCATCGTGTTCAGCCTCGGCGGCTACGCCCATTCCGGAGATGAAATCATCTTTAGAGATCCGGAGATCAAGGATCGGCTCGACCGTATGCATCTGGTGAAGATCGCCAACAGCGATGCCGTTGTGGTGGTGAATCCGGGTCTCTACATGGGAGAGTCGACGACGAATGAAGTTATCTTTGCCACCAGCCACGGTGTCGACGTCTACAGACTTTTCACTGAAGAGATGCCGTCACCGCCCAAAGACAATCCCGACTACCTGCAGGACTTCGTCAAACGACTGGTAAAGGACGTCGTCAAGGCCAGGTGCGCCAAACAGAGAGACGGTCGTCCGTCAATCACTCTATGAAAAGAAATCACACAATCGAAAGGAGAACACAACATGACCTACGCAGACAAATGTTTCATTGAGAGCGCCGAAGCCATTCTGAATTCGCCGTTCTCGGACAAGGGTATGCCGGTTCGTCCCCACTGGCACGACGGCACCCCTGCCCACACCCGTAAGATCTTCTGTGACCGGCACGACTACGTGCTCGATCCGAAGGATCCGAACTACGAGTTCCCCATGATGACCCTGAGGAGAACCTACTGGAAGACTGCACTTCAGGAGATCCTCTGGATCTATCGTCAGAAATCGAACGTCATCGCCGATCTCCAGTCGAAGATCTGGGACGACTGGAATGTCGGCGACGGCACCATTGGTAAGGCCTACGGCTACCAGATTGCCCAGGCCGCCAAGCACCACAGAATCAAGGACGAAGACCTGTCGATGTATCCGTCGGCATACGCCAAGGACGGCTGGGTCTATCTGGACCAGATGGATGCCGTCTTCTACGACCTGCGGAATTCACCCATGTCTCGGTCCATCATGACGTCGACGTACAACATGTCCGATCTGGCCGACATGGGTCTCAGACCCTGCGCCTATGGCATGTACTATAATGTCACCCAGGAGGAAAAGACCGGGCGTCTTCTGCTGAATGCGGTGCTGATGCAGCGGAGTCAGGACATGCTGACGGCATCGAACTGGAACACCGTCCAATATGCCTTCCTGCTGATGCTGGTGGCCCGAGAGGTCGGCATGGAGCCGGGCCGTCTCGTCCACATCCGCTACGACTGTCACATCTACGACCGTCACGAGGACATCGTCCGTGACATGATCGCCAAGGCCAAATCAAACCCGAATCAGTTTGCTGCTCCGATCGTTTACATTCCGGATGCAGCTCCTGACTTCTATCACTTCACGCCCAATGACATGATTGTCGAGAACTATCAGTACGACGAATTCAATGAAGACATTGAGGTCGCCGTCTGATGGGAATCGAGCTGCTGAACTTCGACAGTCCCGTTGTGTCGAGATTCTACTACCAGAAGGTACCCGTCGAATTCCTTCGGGACATCAGTCTCCGCGAGGCTGTCGACTACTGCCGTGAGGAGCCGCTGTTGAACCCGTACATTCTCATGTCGAACGTCTTTGCAGTGCTCCGCGACAAACGGTGGGTGCTGGCCTACAGTTACGGTCTGACGGACCACTGCCGCTACGTCGTCCTCAACGAGCTGCTGGAACTGAAGGAACGACGTCGCAGCATGCGAACCTTCATGGTACCGACGGATCGAGCCAAGATCGTCATAAGAATCGGAGACGTCCACTGGCAGCCTCCGGGCAATCGACCCGTCGTCTCTTCGGCTGAAGAGGCTCTGAGTTCGTTCCATCGACCCGAGACCGACAAGCTGCTGAAGGATGTCGAAAACTGCGTCCTCGTCGACAGCTTCGTCGAAGGGCTCTGACCGACTCGAGAGACGGAGGACTTCGGTTCTCCGTCTCTTTTGGGTTAGACAACGGAATCGTAATCTCGACAATGGAGACCGTATATCATTACTGTGACGAAGCATCATCCCTAGGTGTTTCGATCATTGACTTAGGAGGCACAACCATGGAAGCAAGAGAATACACCGTAAGAAGGCATCGCGACTATGAGGCGATGCGCGCCGAACGGAAGCGCCGGGCGGCAGAGCGGCGTCGCAAGGTCGCAAGAATCAAGTGCGGCATCGTCGTCGCGATGTCGACGCTACTCATGGTGACCGTCGGCATCGTCATCTTCGGCAGCGACAGCGGCGAGGCCAATGCCAGCTGGGCTGAAGACATGGAGGTCGTCGACTACAGAGTCGACACGGAATTGACCCCGGACTCTACCAACGCCGAAGAACTGCCGGAGGAAGACGAGAACGTCATTGAGATGACGCGCGTCCTCTGCCGAGTCGAAGGTTACGATGGTGACGTCGATTACTCGGCACTGATCCGCAGAGTCTACAATATCGCCCGGAAGCAAGAGGATCCAGCCGATGAAGGTCTGCTCTATATCCTCTGCGAACTGCTCGAGTCCCAAAGAAATCTGAAACTCATCGACCTCGGCCGAGCCGATGAGCAGACGGATATCTTTTCGACGTTTGCAGACTGGAACGAAATCTACGACACAATGGATCCGGCGCCGGAGCACGTGCCCTATGTGGACTACACCGAAGCGGAACTCGAGAAGGCCGCTGCGGTGCTCTACGGAGAAGCCGGCGCAAGTTGGTGCACGGATCAGCATCGTCGCGACGTGGCAGCTGTCATCGTCAACCGTATCAAAGACGGTCGATTTCCGAATACCATCACCAGCGTCGTCTACGCCAGAGGGCAGTATGCCACATGTAATCTGACGTACTACGATCAGCGCTGCTATAACATCATGAAAGATGCGCTGGAGAACGGACCCTGGGACGGCGACACGACGACCGTCTGGCAGTCGAACTACGTCCAGGGCAAGGAGGTCGTACGTGTCTATGACTATCCGAAATACGGTTCTACGACATACATCTGTCGCTGAATCGTCTTACATAATGAAAGAAAGACCTTCGGGTCTTTCTTTTTGGTCGATTTTTATTGGAGTCCAGGGGAATGAAACCATATATCATTTCGACGAATCGACGGAGAACTCCGACACTCAGTTTCCTGATGTCGTCGAAGCAATCCCTTATCTCGAAAGGAGAGAACTGAAATGGCCAATGGAAAAGAAGCTGCAATCGTCCGAAAGTGGAAGGATTTCGTACTGCGAATCGTCCAGTACCGCTTCGGCGACAGCATCAATCTGAAGAAAGTGGAACGCCTTCTCGACAAGATGGCCGAGAAGGAACTGAAGAATCCACAGGTCTATCTTATCAATAACACACGGCGCCAGGTCGTCAGTGCCGACGCTCTGAGCATCACCGACATGATCGACAAGGAGAAGCTCGTCGTCGGTGGCGCCAATACCCTCTTCGTGCCCCATGACAACATGCCGAATCCGATGCGCGACTTCATCATCGCCGGACAGAAAGGCAGAAAGGCTGCCAAGAAGGAACGTGACACCTACGACCGAGTCGGCGACGAGCACAATCGGCGCATGTGGGACATGCTGAACAACCGCCAGAATAACCTGAAGATCCGCCTCAACTCCCTCTACGGCGTTCTCGGCTACGCGAAGTTCATCCTCCACAACATCTTCCACGCCGAAGCCGTCACCCGTCTCGGCCGAGTCATCATCTCGACGGCGGCCTGCGGTTTCGAGAACTTCCTCTGCGACAACTGCTGCATCTGCACCGCCAGCGAGCTCTACGAGTACATCGACTGCATCGTCGAGGAGTACAACGAGAAGTGGAGCCATCTTGACTTCAGCATCCTCGGCGTCACCAAGAGACCCGACGAGGTCTACGACCGAATTGTTAAGAAGTGTAAGTTCCCGATGCCGTTGACGGTCATCACGAACACCAAAGAGATTCTGGAGCATCTGCCGGAGCCGGTTCTGCTGATGCTCTATTATAAGAATAACTTCATGGAGTTCAATCGACTCGCCGTCATCCAGCAGAAGCTCCACAAGATCTTCAGTGGCATTCCGGAGCTCCATCTGCCGGACATCAACAAGATCGAAGACGAAGACATCCGTGACGAGATCATGGACCTCTGGAGATTCTACGACACCTTCGTCTTCTACAATCACCCGATCTACGATTCGGTGCGCAAGATGGCCTATGAGTCCAGAGCCGGTGTCCTCTACATCGACACCGACTCGAACTTTGTGTCGCTGGCCCGTTGGGTGAACCAGATCAAACACGAAGTATTCAACGACAACTATCCCATCGACGAGCGTGAGTTCACCTTCGTGGCCGCCAACGTCATCACCATCTTCCTGACCATCGTCGTCGATCGAAACCTCAAGATGCTGGCCAGAGACTTCAACGTCGCTGAGAACTGGGTCGAGTTCCTGTCGATGAAGAACGAATTCTACTTCGGCCGTATCCTCTTCGGTGACGTCAAGAAGCGCTACGTCGACCTTCAGATCATTCAGGAGGGCAAACTGCTGAACGACGGAGACGGCATCATCGAAGTCAAGGGCATGGACTTCATCAAGTCAGTGACGAAGGAGTCGGTCCGCGAGTACTACAAGGACCTCTGTCTCGAAGAGATCCTGAAACCCGAGATCATCGACCTTCGCACCATTCTCCGAAAAGTCAACTGGCTGAAGAAGGAGCTGAAGCGGTCCATGCTGGCAGGCGAGTCGACGTACTATCGTCAGGCCAACATCAGTGCCCCTGAGCACTACGCTGATCCTCTGCGCATCAATGGCATCCGCGGCGTCATGCTCTGGAATGCCATCGAACCCCAGTACGCCATCGAGCTGCCTTCCGACGTCGACATCATTCCGATTCGATCCATGTCGTCTCAGCGTGGCCGCGCCTATCTCCAGGAGCACTGGCCCGAGGTTTATGCCAGGATCGACAAGGAGATCTTCTCGAATCGAAATCCGAAAATCGCAGCCATGAACCTGACGGTCGTCGCCAAACCGAAGAACACTGAGATTCCGATGCCCGACTGGCTCGTCGACTTCATGGACACCGATCGCATTATCAACTCGACCATCAAGATGATCAATCCGATTATGGAGAGTCTCGGCCTCAAGATCCAGCGCCCGAGCTCTTCGAAGGAGTATCTGACGAACGTCGTCGATCTCTGAAAACACAAGAAAGGAACCTTCGGGTTCCTTTCTTTTTGGCTCGGCTCAAGATTCGGTCTCTCCAGCACCGGCAGTTTCCGATGTTCCGAGAAGGCTTCGGCCAGAAAATCGACGTCGGACGACTGGACTCCAGCGTGCACCTTGCCCACATGGAAACACGGAATTCGCAGTTTTCGCGTAGATTTCTAAACGCGAACTCGATTTTCATCCGTATATCATTTCGGTGATGAAAGTGACGTGTGGGAGCTCGATGCGTCACCGGAGTCGAAAAAATTTAAAAAGTGAGGTACATGAAATGAGTTGGAGTTCACAGAGAAAGTCCCTTATCAGCAGCGGCCTGCTCTTCTACGTCAGATGCCGCACCACCAACATGATGTTGGGCACGCAGCCCAACAACCCCGACATCCACAGGGAGTTCATCGCATCCAAGAACCCCGATCCCCTCGGCATTGAAGAGGAGGCCAAAGCAAACGAGCTGGCCGTCAATACTGCCATCGGCAACGACCAGGAGCTCGAAGACATCCAGATGACCATCTTCCCGCGTGCGGTCTTCGCCGTCACCGACGACGGCAAGTACTATGACCCCGAAGTCGACGTCGTGCCCGAAGGCTGCAACATCGTCAACCTGCCGTTCCTCTATGACTATCAGTGGCGCGGCTCCTTCAAGGAGTCCATCGGCATGCTGAACCGCGCCGACACCGCCAAGGGTGGTACATATGCAGCGAGCAGCATCACCGCCCACAAAAAGGTGGTTGACGGAACCTGGTTCGTGACAAATCGCAAAATCCCACTCTTTATCCCCGAGACCTTCACCAACATGATGGGAGAAGAGATCACCAGTTACGATGACCATGGCAACCTGCGGACGCTGTCCCGCCCGCTCCGTGCCGATACCGCCAAGGGCCCGCGCACCGCTCTGGCAACATCGGAGATCGTGCCGGCTGGCACGGAATTCTACTTCGGCATCCGCCTGCTCAACGAGAATTCTCTCAAAGCATGCATCGAGACGCTCGACTACAAAGAGTGGATGGGCATGTTACAATGGAGAGGCGGCGGCAAGGGCACACTTGAGTGGACATTGTGCAACCGCGACGGCGTCCCCTACGACGATCTCGAAGAGGATCAGCTGACGGCCACCGACAAGGAGATCATCGGCAGAATCAATAAGATTGTGCCCGACATCACCAAGTTCGGCGACGCCTTCGACAGCTTCGCACCCAAGAAGGCAGCGGCCGCCGAGAAGAAGGCGAAGGGCGCCAAGAAGGCCGACGACTCCGACGACGGAGCCACTGAAGCGCCGAAGAAGCGCGGTCGCCCCAAGAAGAAAGCAGAGGGCGAGGAGTGATTTCACTCACTTCCAGCTCTTCGCCTTCCAGCGTCTGGGGCCGTCTCTCCTACGGCGGTCCCGGGCGCAGGCTTTATGAAAGGAACCTTCGGGTTCCTTTCTTTTTCGATACGGGGCCTTAGATCCGTCCCGTAAATTGACCTTGGATGGTCAACGAGCTTCGTTTGAATCCGTAGCAATAGGCAGCCGCTCTCCCGAAGTCTCGGGCGGCAGTAAGCCCTAAGTATCGGTAAAGAAAGGGATGCTTGGTCCTGGACCGTCAGGTCCAGAACGCGCTGGCATCGTAAGTCATTGATGCGTCGTACGTCGCTAAGCGTTGGCTATCAACGGCATTGTGGTGCTTTGCTTTTGGACGTATCGGTTATCTACGGCCTAACTGTGTCCTATGCTGATTCGCTGCGGCTATCTACGGCTCAGTGATGTATAGTACCATGCTGGTCTGCGGTGGCTGTCTACGGTCTAACGATGTACAATGCTAACCTGTGGTGGCTATCTATGGCTCAGCATTTGTGTGCCAATGTGATGGCTATCTATGGTATGACCCAGAGCTGCTTCGGCTAAAGTCCAGTATTACGCTCCGGCGAGCTGTGTTGGCTATCTACGGCCTGGATCTTCTTCGGCATGGGAATAGCGACGCATTACTGCGTAAAATGGCGCTTCGTGCAGCACCGGTGTCGATATGCGCTGCCGGGAAAGCGAGTCGCTGCTGTGGGCTTAGTTGTATGCGGTGAAGGTATGGTCATGAAAGATGCAGTATTGGCGAAGTGAAACGGGGCCAATCTATTCTATGCTTCGGCTAAGTCTGGAAGAGTGGAGTGCGGTCTTGTGAGTCATTTACGGTGACGGAATAGCTATGCCCTTTCTGGAAAAGTGAAGTGAAGTTTCGGATTAGCTGAGTCAACCAGGGTAACGGTATGGTCATGTACGGAAGCTCAATTCGAAGTTGCGTTATGGACAAGCGCAGAACGTGAGGCTATCTGAAGTGAGAGGCATCGCTTTGTAACGTCGCCTCTAGTATCGGCGAGGGATGGTCCAATAACGTCTAGCCTCGTGAGGCTGCGGCATCACATAGTGAAACTCTCTATGTCGAGCGTTTTGTATTTCAAAGTCAGACAATGGAAGAGTTAGGAATGGTGCTTCCAGTTAACGCCGTGTATCCTAATGGCTATGTGCAGAATGACAGTGCATCGGCGATGCTAGGCTAGTCAATGGCTTAGTGCTGTGACGCTGGGTTAAGCAGTTCGGTGTATTGGCAAAGTAAGGTTAATCATTGCCCAGTGCAACGATGCTGTGGCAGGGCAACTCAATGTCCAGTACTGTTGAGGCAGAGCAAAGTTTTGCTCATTCGCGTGATCCGGTCCTGTGTGTCGGCTGGGCGAGGCGGGCCATTGTTTAGTGCTGCATAGGTGAGGTAAGTGCGGTCAGACATCGTCGACTGTTGCTATGGTAAAACCTGGTCGGGCATACTCGAGTGGCGTGTTGTAATGGTAAGGCAAGGACTTGCGCGGTAGAGCAACGGCGGGGCAAAGTAAGGACTCGCAATGTGTAAGCAATGGTGAAGCGCAACGAGACCAAGTGGCGTAACACAACGGCGAAGTGAAGCCAGACGATGTGCTATATTGTAATGGCAGAGTCTGGATTTGCATAGTGACACAACGGTGAGGTGAGGCGAGGCGCCATCGAGTGCCGTAACGGTAGGCTGAGGTCGCTCGCTGTGCAGTTTCGTATAGGCAAGGCATGCTTAAGTTATTCGATGTGCCATGTCGTAAGGGCAGGCTAAAGTCACTTGCTGCGCCATACTGTAACGTATAGGCAAGGTATGCTAAAGTAATTCAATGTGTCGTGTCGTATTGGGCAGGGTAGGCTAGAGTAATTCAATGCGTCATGTCGTATGGGTAGGCTAGAGTCAGCCGCAGTGCCATTTGGTATAGGTAGGCTAGAGTTACTCGCGGTGCCATTTCGTTTAGGCACTGATGTGTCCTGAGCAATGCAGCAATGTTTTGGTTGACCGATGTTCAGTCATATGGGACAGAGTTTTGGCGCTGTTTGGTTACACGGCTCAACATCTCGTGAGGGCCTGTCTTCGTTAGTCCAGGTGCGATGAGGTTTCGTTCCGTAGCGGAACCGCAATACATGATAGCGTCTGGTTTTCATTCCCGTCTAGTCGAGTAATGGCAAGGTAAGGTCTCATGAAGTATGGCAATGGCGAGTCATAGCGTACCATTCTATGGCAAAGGTGAGTCATTGTGTAATGCGGCGATGGCAGACTAAAGTGAGTCATTGTGTAATGCGGCGATGACAGACTAAAGTGACTTAGTGCGCGTCCAAGTCATCTAAGTTACCCAATGACGAGGTGAAGCGGCCCAATGCATACCTCAGTTACTCAATGGCGAGCCATAGTGACCCAGTGTACACCTAAGTTACCCAATGGCAATGTGAAGCGGCTCAACGCATACCTCAGTTACTCAATGGCATTGAAACGTGTAGTTGAATCAAGTTCTGTCATGGAGAAGCACATCATCGTCGCGTGGGGCCATGGCAATGTACTACTATACCGAGTATGGCCATGGAAAGGCAAAGCATATCATCGTCCAGCGAGGTGACGGAAGAGTGAAGCACATCATAGCCATCTGGGGTCATGGCAGTGTTCGGTATTGCCAAGTTTTGGCGAAGAAAGTAGTCCGATGCTGGTCAGAGTTAAATTAGGCAACGCAATGTCTCGGCGGCCCATATCTCAGACACGCTACATCTCGTCACAAATGCGATGGCAAACTATGGTGTCGATTGTGAAGAATGCTACGCCATGGTGAAGAATGTGTGGCGAACCAACGGAACTGCGAAGGAACCTGTAGCGAATCAACGCAATGGCAATCTGAGACACAGTGTACGACGTAACGGTGTCCCATTGCCGAGTTTTACTTAGCGAAGTTTGGGGGTGGAAAAGCATTCTTAAGTTCAGGCAAAGGATCGTCTGGAACAGCGAATCACCGGCTACGAATTGAAATGAATTGTCCAGGCTATACGAGGAATTGCATACTGCTGTGGGCAACGTCTGACTACGTAACGGCATTGTCTATTACGGATCGTCCAGAACTGCGAATCACCGGCTGCGAAATGAAATGAATTACCCTGAATCGTCATGGATATGTATAGCATACTTAGTTTCGTTGAGGCATGGCCTATCAGCGTCAGGCTTGGCTTATTGACGGCATAGCAATCTTAGTCTCGTTGCGGTATGGTATATTAACGTCAGGCGTGGACTGTAGCGGAATGGCACAGTTCGGATGAGTCAAGCACATCACCGTATTGCCACGGCATAGCCTTATTAACGTCAGGCTAGGTGCAGTAGCGCAATGGCATAGCTTGGTGTAGTCGCGCAATGGCACAGTCCAGTCGAATTATACGGGGTTTAGTCTCGTTGTGGCAGTACGTAGTGACGTCATAAACGGCTTAGTCTCGTTGCGGCAGGACATATTCACGTTATAGAAGCCAGATCTTGTTGCGGCGATGCATAGCATGTCATTCCAATGCCTGCTCGAAAGCCAATGCGATGGTGGGACATAGTCCAGACGAGCTGCGCACGTCATCGTCTCGTCATGGCATTGCATTGCTAGGCAATGACATTACATGGCGCGAATGAATGTTCGGAAACCGAAGCAGCGGTGAAGGAAGTCTAGCAGAGCCAAAGCGGCGGCTGGACATAGTCCAGAGACGTTTTGCGAGTTATCGTCTCGCTGCGGCACAGGTATGTCATGTTCGGAATGCGAAGTGATGGTGAGGCGAAGGAAGGTTTAACAGTGTCAGGCCAAACTTCGACACGAGTCCGTGTTAGTAGAGCCCTGTGTAGTTAAGCTCCACACCGGCAAAGTCCTGTGCGGTTATATTCCGCATTGGTAATGTCCCGTGCAGTGAAGTTCAGCGTCGGCAAAGTTGGGCATAGCTGCACATAGCTTGGGCGGGGCAATCCAGTGGACAGTTTCACGAACCGATGGAAAAGCGTTCCACTGTTTCGTGGAGTAGTGGAATAGTGCTCCACTACCAGGTCGGGCAGCATCATGGCGATGACGTCGGAATGAGACGCATTTCGATCCCTATGCCTGTCATCCCAATGGCCTCGACTTCGGTCGAGAGAAAGAGAAAAGAGTCTCCGGACTCCTTTCTTTTTGCGTAGAAAAACACAACCGCATCTCATGGTGTTGTACCTCCAGTCAGTCGGTTCGTTTGAAAGCATCTCACACCATTAACAACCGCACTAATCGATTTTAGAAAGGAGCACAATACCATGCCCGAATTTGGTATGCAAGGCGTCGTTGCAGGTGGCACCTCCACCCGTGGCAACGAAGTCAACACGAGCGGCCTCGCCGTCTTTTCTGCCGACAGCACCATGCTGCGTATCGGCTTTGCCGGGGACTCCATGTTCCTGACCATCATCCCCAGAGTCCAGGACCCGAACGGTGGGCGTCCGCGTTGGCCGCGTGAGCTCGGCCATACGGCGTCGTTCAAGGCCCATCTGGCTCGCGCCCTCTACGACGGCTTCATGAAGAAGATCCTCCCGGACATCGAAGCCGGTAAGGATCACATTGGCCACGTCGTCGTGCCTCTGAATCGCGAGGGCACCAATCTGGCCGGCTTCTCCTACGTCGGCGGTCGTGCGGTCTTCACCATCTTCATGAACACCGCTGCCGACAAGGTCTGCTCCGAGCAGTACAGCTTCATGTTCGAGCAGACCGCCATGATCGACGAGTACAATCCGAACACCGGATCCTACACCGTCTTCCCGGCCGAGGGCCAGCTCTTCGTCGTCGTCGAAGCATTGCGCAGCTTCAGTGAGGCCATGACAGCAGCTGCCGGCCACGGCAACAAGCGCGCCTCCGCATGGATCACCGACATGACGGCATCCTATGTCCGTGGCATCGCCCAGAAGCTCAACGTCAACGCCATGCAGTTCGGTTCGTTCCGTGGCTCCGGTCCCGACAGCGGCTACGGCGGCTACGGAGGTGGCTACGGCGGCGGATTCGGCGGCGGCCAGTTCGGCGGCGCCACTGCGCCCGGCTACGCTGCGCCTCCGGCCAACATCCAGCAGTTCGTCTCCGACAACTTCACCGGAGCCGGAGAAAACAGCCCTTTTGATCTCCCTGCAAACGCTGAAGTCGCAGCCCTGACCAGGCCGTCGACGCCGACCATCGGCAGCGTTCAGTTGCAGGACGTCAAGGTCAACGAGTCCCAGGTCGGCCACGGTTCCACGACGCCGGTTCAACCGCTGACGTCGCTCGATGAACTGATGGCATCCTAAGGGTCTCTCGGGAAAGGGCGGCGACTTCGCCGCTCTTTCTTTTTCTCAATTCGAAAGGAGCTGGTCCACCATGCCGGACGACTACAGAGCCGACATATCGTCGGATCTGCTGCGGCCAATTGGCACCGACAACCGCGACGAGTACATCCTCGTCGAATTCCATCGCTGTCTCAAAAACACCAACATGTCGATCCTCCACAATCTGGCGGCGGCTGCCAGGACGGAGCCGTTCCTTCCGAAGCTGTTTCCGGCACTCGACGACTTCGTCAAGATGTCGAAGGACGTCCGCTACGCCATGTCGTCCATGTACAACCGTCACTGGGAGTTCCTTCGCATGATGCTGAAGGACAACGACAAACAACTGTCGGAGGATCTGCTGAAACAGTACGCCGAAACGTATCTGTATCCGCTCCATCTGAACTATCTCCACACCACAAGACTCGAAGTGGTTCTCCATCAGCTGTCTCTCCAGGACTTCGTGAAGCACATCTACATCACGGCTCCGAAGTTCACCGACGAAATGAAGAGCTACCTGGTGGCACTCTTCGGAGCCGACACCGTCGACAAGAAGATCGTCTGTCTCGAGAACGACCCGAAGGACGTCCTTCTCGAACTGCCCGACATCACGACGGCGTTCCTGTCGAACAGCGACGACGTTCTAGAGGTCGTCGAACGAAACAGGGACTGTCTCGTCGGCAAGTACATTGTCGTTGTCGAAGGCTATGGCAACCTTCTGCCGGCGAAGGAGAATCAGATGAGTCACTTCATCCACGTCGGCGACGACGTCTTCCGGAAACTCCAGGAGCAGCGCATCTGCGTCGTCGCCCACATGTACCCGTACTTCACACCCATTGATCCCATCACCAACGAAAGGACTGATTCGAAACCATGAGTGACAAGAACGAAATCTTCGATCTCGAGAAGCAAATCCGCATGGGCATGAACCTCGTCGACCACGACGAGTTCAACGAGACCATCAAGGCCATCTCGCACATCGCCGCCCAGGTGGTGTCGAAGACGCTCGGTCCCTACGCCCACACCACCATCATCGATGACGGTCACTTCACCTATCCGACCAAGGACGGTTGGACGGTGTTGAACCGTCTCGAGTTCCAGGATCCGACCCACAAGTCCATCTTCACGATGCTGAAGAACATCTCGTTCCGCATTGTCGACAAAGTAGGCGACGGCACCACCACTGCCATGGTCACTGCCGACAACTTCATGGAGGAGCTGACGAAGGCTCTCGAAGGCGACGCGGTTCTCCGCAACGCCCGTCAGGCCGACATCGTCCGATCCCTCCAGGAGGTCCGCGACCGCATCATCGAAGAGCTCCAGAAGATGGCCGTCGACGTCGTGCCGAATCCTGACGACGAAGACCCGACCTACGAAGACATCTACAACGTCGCATACGTGTCGTCGAACGGCAATGAGGAACTGGCCAGAGCTGTCCAGGACATCTACAAGAAGACCGGTCAGCCGAACATCATGGTCGATCGCGACGGCGGCCAGACTGGCTACACCCATGAGGTCCAGAACGGCTTCCGCATCGACGCCTCTCTCCTCATGGCGGAGCGCTACCGCAACACCGCCGAAGGCTACTACAGCTCCAACGGCAACCCGCACATGATGGTCATCTTCGACCACAACGTCACCTACCAGAAGCACGGCGAGCTCATCTCGGCGATTCTCCAGTACGCCAACCAGAACGGGCGGCCCATTATCATCATGGCGCCGTACTACGATGATCTGATTTCGAGCCAGATCGCTCTCACCGTCAACGAGCATCTGAAGAAGTACCCGAACACCATTCCGGGCATGCTGATTCTCCAGGTGCCGGAACTGACGAGGAGTGCCGCCCGCAACGCTCTCCACGACTTCTCCGTCATCGCCAACACGCCGATCACCGATGCCACCAAGGTGCGTCTCTTCACGGTGCTGCGCCACAACGCATCGGCGGCTGCCGACGAGCAGATCAATGACCCGGCTGCGAAACTCGACGAGTACCAGTTCACGACGGCCCAGCAGCTGATGCAGTCCTGCGTCGGCGAGGTTGTCAACGTCACCATCGGTCGCAAGTTCATCAACCTCGAAGACGATGCGACGGATCGGGTCCGCTACAATGCTCTGCTGGAGCAGTGCCAGAAGGACTACGACGACGCCAAGAAGAAGGCGGCATCGAGCCCCACCGACCTCATGAAGGACTATCTGGAGGCGTCTCAACGTCTCAACCGGCTCCGCGGCACCATTGGCGTCATCCACGTCGGCGGTGTCTCCGACCTGGAGCGCGCCTGCAACATGGACGTCGTCGACGACGTCATCCGGGCCTGTCGCTCCGCCTACGAGTCCGGTGTCGTCGCCGGCATGAACCTCGGCACACTCGTGGCCATGCACCACGTCATGGGTGAGCTCACCGTCCAAGGCGACACGACGGAACACCAAAGGATGCTGCGCAGTGTCGCCGGCGTCTTCCACAATGCCTTCTGGAGAACCACCCTCGGCATCCTGAACTCCAAGAAGGCCATGTGGCGCTGCCCCGTCTACACGACCGACGGTCTACACATTGTCAACTATAGTGACTACGAGTCGGAACCGTTCCTGGCCGTCATCCTGAACTACATGGACCGCGGCTACTGGACTGGCTACGACATCGTCAAGGAAGAGGGTTGCACCGGACGCATCCCGAGCGTCTGCAACTCCGTCGCCACCGACGTCGAGATTCTCCAGGGCATCGTGTCGATTCTCGGCATGATCCTGACGTCGGACCAGTACCTGTCGGTGAGCCGCGCCTACGACAAGGCTGCCGCCATTCGTCAGCAGGAGGCCATCAACGCCAGAGGCACCACCCAGCAGGTGTCGACGATCTTCAATGCCGTCGAGCAGTACGCCATCGCCCATCCGGACGACCTGGCTGTCCGTCTCATGCGACAGATCGCCGAGCCGTTCAAGAACTGGATCACCGGGGAACTGCAAACAATCGAACCCGAGGTCCAGTCGACCGGCACCGGATACCAGCACCACACTCCCGACTACACCACGACGATCGGCAGAACCGATTCCGGTGAGGCCCACTGACCAAAAAGAAAGAGAGAAGAGTTTCGACTCTTCTCTCTTTTATATTGGGATCCGCAGAATAGAAACTCATCGGTCAACTGACAGACCATAAATTTGTCAATCGAAGGAGGAGTAGCATGATCACAATCGATTACAAGGGCCACCCGAAGAAACCATTCAAGGAACTCGTCAAGACCTACTCGACGAAGACGCTCGTGCTCGAAGATGTACTGTTGGACGACGACACCTATTCGTACGTCTACCAGGACATTCTCGACTTCCTGAAGTACGGGCTCGAGTACAAGGAGGTCCGCGAGTTTCCGATCAACTTTGTCTTCCACCAGTCGGACCTCGACCAGAAGAACGCGACGATCTACACCCTGCAGTGTCGCCACTTCCTGTCGAACATGGTCATCTGGTACGCCTACATGAAGATGGAGAGGACCGATCTGTTGGACGAGAGCCGCGTCATCGACTGGAGGGACAAGTCCGTCCAGGACATTGGCGACATCATCGACAACCAGATCATTCCTGCTTACGACGGTGACTTCCACACGCTCAATGCCATTATTGACGAAATCATCTTCCACATCAGAGCCATTTCCGACACCTTCTGCCTCATCTTCGGCTACTCGGCGTCCATCTGGGACATCATGCAGGCCGAAAAGGCAAACCCCGAGATTCACGACCTCATGTACAGCGACTTTGACTCGACGCGTCAGGCGAAAGAGATCGAAGACGATCTGAACGACATGACGACGCGACTCATCAAGGCGTTCGGAAACAGCGACTCCGACCTGAAGCCACTCATCAAGTCCGGCAAGAACCTGACACCGGCTCAGGTCAAGGAGATCTTCCTCCACGTCGGCTACAAGGCGGACATCAGCTCGAGAACGATTCCCTGGTTCATCGGCAGCAACCTGCTGATCACCGGTATCGACACCCCGGCTGGATTCTACACCGGTGCCGCCGGCGGACGAAAGGCTCTCATGGACATGAAACTGTCTATGTCGAAGCCCGGTGCCCTGTCGAAGAAGATGAACAACAACGCGACGTCGGTCGTGCTGAGGAAAGACCGCGAGGTCTGTAACTCGACTCGACCCATCTACTACAACATCAAGGACGAGATTTTCCTGAAACTGCTCGACGGTAGAACCTACTACGATGAGGAGGGTCAGGAGAAAATTCTCGACGGATTCAAAGACACACAGCTCATCGGCAAGCGCATCGGATTCCGTTCTCCCTGTACCTGCACATCGAAGGACGGCGTCTGCAGAGCCTGCTATGGTGAGAAACTCTTTGACATCAATATGGATCTCTTCAGCCCGGGATCGTTCGCTGCCACGGTTGTCTCGGAGCCCACCGGTCAGCTGGTTCTAAAACAGAAACATTTTCAGGAAACACACTCTGACGAAATTACATTTGCCGAAGAGTTCTACAAGAGCTTCGACATCACCGCCACCGAAGTGACGGTTTCCGATTCGGTTGAAGATTCTCTGATGATTTTGCTTGGCGAGGTCCATACCGAAGAGACGGAGGACGGCGACGCCTACTACATCGAAGAATTCAATCTTATCGACTATAACGGGGAGCTGAAGGCCCATGTCCAGGAGGAGCACGGCTTCAAACTCTACTTCTCCAAGACCATGACTGCGATCTGGAAGCAGTATCGGGATCGTCCCATTCCGCTGGACATTCTCGATGACTATGCCGACGACGACGAGAGCCCGGTGCTGTTCAACATCGAGATCAAGTCGAAGGCGGTGTCCCAGTCGATTCAGCAAATTACTCAGATTCTCGACAGCAAGGACCACATGGGCTATCTCTATGACATCGACGGCTTCTGCCAGAAGTACGCCGAGATCATGATGGATGCAGGCATCAACTACAATCTGGTCCATCTGGAGATGGTGGCTAGAGCGCTGCTGCGAAAGCGCGACAATGAACTGGAGCAGCCGGACTTCGGTCCGAACGGAGACCATGAGGACTACGTCATCTTGAGACTGACGACGAGCCTCAGCAAGAACCCGAGTCCGATGATTCGGTTGAGCTCTGGGTGGCTGAAGAAGGCTCTGACGTCGACTGCGCTCTACCAGGCATCGGCGCCGTCCCATCTGGATCCGTTGTTCGTACCGGTGTTGGCCGACGTCATCTAAGCAAATCTAAGCAAAAAAGAAAGAGAGCGCGACGCTCTCTTTCTTTTTGTGTCTGGAACTCAGTCCCAGTTGTCGCGGTCTTCGTCCTCCAGCTGCATCATGGCAAGGACATTGTTTCGAGCAACGTCGTCCTCTTCGTCGGGTGCGTCGTCGCCGTAGATCCGGTCGAGTTCTCTGGCTTCGGCGGGAGTGACTTCGTCGATCGAATCATCATCTTCGATGGGCACGAACAGTGTCAATTCCGGACCGCCCGGATTACCTTCGTAGTCGGTGTTGAACTGCATCGTGATGGTTTCGTCGTTCTCATCGCAGATCAGTTCGAAACGGTTGTGCTCCTGGAATTCTCCGAAGATGTCGCCAAGTGCTGCGACCATCTTGTCGTAGAGGGCTTCGGTCTTGAAGCCACTGCAGTTGTTGAATACGACTTTCAGCATTTCATTTATCCTCCTTGAATTCATTGACGGCGTTCTTCCACGACATGTAGAGGACGTTCATCCAGAGACGATTCGTCAGATCCGTATCGTAGAGCTCGACATCGACGTCACCGCCGCACATGAGGGCGTCGCGCTTCAGGAAGGCGTCGATACAGGCGATGGAGAATTCTTCACGGGACGGGACAGTTGCATTGGCGTCGTTACGAATGCTGGCGACATAGGCATCGTAGAGCCGGCCCTCCGGAGTGGAGGATTCAGGATCGTGTTCGCAGTTCTCCGATAGCCATTCTGCTACAGAGTCGTGAAGCTTGGCCAGCCTTTCCTTCTTCAACATTGTCTCAGTCGTCCTTTCTGAGGGCGTGGAGCTCGGCAAACTTCTTCTTGAGCTGGTCGTCCTCTTCGATGGTGATGGGATAGTCGAAGCCCTTCCGCTTGCCGTCCCTGTCGAGCCAGATGGCCTTCTCCTCATCGGTCATGTCTCTGGTAAACGTGGCCCAACGCTCATCGATGGACATGCTGTCGTAGTCGGCCTTCTCCTTATTCCGGACTACGGCGGTCAACTCGAGCCCGTCGAGAGAGCCATCATCATAGAGGACGTTCTCCCAAAGACGAGTCACCATATCCGTATCGAAGAGCTCGACATCGACATCGCCGTCGCACATGAGGACGTCGCGCTTTAGGAAGGCGTCGATGCAGGCAATGGAGAATTCGAGACGGGTCGGAATGGTTGCATTGGTGTCTCGGATACTGGCAATGTATGCGTCGTAGAGCTGGCCCTCCGGTGTTGCGGACCAAATGTCGTGCTCGCAGTGTTCCGTCAGCCATGCCGCAACCGCATCATGGAGTCTGGCCTGCTTCTCCTTGATGGCGTCGTGTTTGTCGTAATCCGCCTTGACATTGGCCCAGTTCTCCCTGACTTTATTGAGATCCATGAAGCTGACGTCGGCGTCGGTAACGTCGATGTTGAGCGTCACCTGGGGATTCAGGGGTTCCGGGGAACTGGCACGCTCACCGTTTAAGAGCAGCAGGATAGTGTCCTTGGGGTCGGTCTCGTCGGGCTGGTGGAGAAGGATGTCGTTGTCGACGTAGGCCGGGCAGCCAACCAAGCTGTAGTGAATCTTGGCGGCGAGGTCCTTTGTCGACAGACTGGTCTTGTTGTTAATATTGATTTCGAATGCCATGGTGTGTTACCTCCTGAAAATAGAATTTATTTTGGCATGGATCTTTTGCTTTCTTCTGATTTGCTCCCGCTTCCGCAGTGCGATCTTGGCGTACTTGAGTTTCTCGATGTAACCATGGTCGCGACGACGGGTGAAGCCTCGGTACCAGAGACGCCGATACCAGGGCACCCAGTAGATGCCGGTGAAGTCGTAGTCGTAGTTGTCGTCCTGCCAGTAGATGTGGGGAAACGGGACGGCGTTGTAACGGGCAGGAAATACCCGAAGCCGGAGCTTCGGGTTTCTGAGTTTCTGAACCAGGGCCTCGACGATGCAGTTCGAGAAGTGGATCTTCGACACGGCACCCCGAGACTCGAGTTTCTTTTCGTCTGGAAGGATAATGTCTCTGGTCACTGCACCGCTTCCTTGAGTCGTCGGAAGTCGCTATCCGGACCTTTCTCGAGAAGCCATCGGTCGCGGATTGCACGGTAGCGTCTGGACTCTTCGGGATAGTCGTTTGACCACATCATGAATGTAGTCAGTTCCCAGTTGCCGTGGTCGATTTCATCGTCGGTGTCGGTCCGATGCTCCAGAGCCGCGATGCCACAGTCTGGCACATATGAGATTGGGATGAAGACACTCGGATACGAGTCTTCGCCGTCGTCACGGTAGCGGCCACGGATGTCCCAGAGGATGTTGTCTCGGTCTCTCCAGACGACATGGCTGTACGGGTACATGAGCCCAATGGTGCCCCGGTTGTCGAATGTCATCTGGAGAATCCTGGCGAACATGAGACAGTAGCCGCCGACGAAATTTGCAATGAGCACCTCCTGGAAGTTCTCCATGTCGCCGGCCCAACGAGTCCGGAACTTCCGAATGAACTCGTGGACGTACCAGTCGCCGATGCCGTCATGATGGTGACTCTCGGCCATGAAGTTGTCGATGGTCTTCCGAATGTTGGCGAACCGTTCCTCTGGAGAATCATTGGTTTCGACGACACGAGTGGCATTGAGTTCGCGTCGTCTGATGCGGTGGGTTTCGTTTTTCTTTGCCATGTATGAGCCTCCTTTCACATCGAAATGATATACGGCTGAAGGAGGACATCGAACTAAATGCGAAATCGACTAGGCTCAGGGAAGCCATGCGCGAATGGTGGAACTGAACTGACATTGATTGGGTATTTTACTATGAGTGAAGGATTAGCTTTGAGATTCGACAGTGACGTGAGTGGAAATAGTGCTGCAACTATTGGTGCAGTATCTTGCGATGGCTATTCAGAGCGAGCTTCTACATCACGTACATGCGTATCCAATGCGACTGGTATTTCTGCAGCAGTCTGCATTTGTACTGGATGCTATGCCGATTCTAGAGCTACAATATATCCGGGACATGGTGGCTGTGTTGTTATGGCAGGAAGCAGTGGCACGTGTACTATAGTATACTTCAATGGTACAAGTATTGCAACTATTTCGTGCTCATTTACAGTGACTTCAACTGGTGTAACACAGTCATATGTTTATAACTACGGCACTACTTATTTCTTTTCTCCGTGCACTGTTATCTATTTCTAATTCTTTCTCATTTCAGATTGCTTAACAAAGCGCTCTTAGGCTTCGTGCCTAAGAGCGTTTTGCTGTGTTCTAGGATTCGGTGAAGTTGTCACAGGTCGGATACCACTGGATCCAACTGTAGGGCGTCACGTCGACGTAGGGTCTGCAGCGAGAGCAGCCTTCTACGGTGCCGTTGTCGCCCATGTGCATCAGCACGTCGACGGTCACGTCGATTCGGACGTTCGTCAGTGTCACGATGAACTTCGACTTCGACAGCGTCAACTGAGCCGTGTAGTTCTCGGTGACGATGGTCTTGTCGTCGACCATGGCATCGGCGACGGAGTACATGGTGACTCCGTTGACGGCCAGAGCCTTCAGGGAACGGCCCTCCGGAATCTCGAACTCGAAGTTGGCACCTCCGAAGGATGCGATCTCGGCCTCCTGAGTCTCGTCGATTCGAGCATTGTCGTAGGTGGTGTTGATGGTCACCGCCTGCTGGTACGACACAATGGACTCCCGGCTGAGTTCGTAGTAGCCGGCGGCGTCTCCGACGAGATGCATGGCACCTTCTTCGTCGAAGGCCAGCTGTACTTTCTCAGCGTCTTCCGGGAAGATGCCGTCGAGGCGGTAGGCCTTCGCTTCGGACGGATTCGGCTGACGGTACGGATAGCTCGTTGGCATGTACGACGCATCGTAGATAAGATTCGGAGTCACCGTCTTCTTCCGTTGAACGACGTCGACCAGCATGGCCAGATGACTTTGGTAGAGTACGTGACAGCCGTACGGTTTGTCCGGATAGACCAGCACCGCAAAGTGTCTCGTCAGACCAGTCGACTCGACGACTTCGTCGTTGAGAATGCGAGAGTTGCCGTCGGCGTCGAAGCCGCGCAGCAGCGGTGTCCAGGAGACAAGTTCGTGGTTGAAGGCATCGTAGCTCTGGACCTTGACGATGTCGATGGGGATCTCGATGACCTTCACTTCAAAGTTGTCCGGCCAGTGACTGGTCTTGACGAAGTTCTCGGCGAACCAGGTCTTGATGTCCGGCTGGTACGGCAGCACCACCATCGCCTTCTCCCAGCCACGGGTCTCCTTCATCTCGAACTCCGGAAGTTCGGTGCCGTCGTCGGCGACCAGATAGTTGGAGACGTAGGTGTCGATGACTCGACTGATGTCGGGTCCGACGGTCTCTTCACTGATGTCATTGAAGCAGCCGTGCATCTGAATGGCCAGCTGCTGCAACTGCAGAGCCCACATGGCCCAGTATGTCGAGTCCTTGAAAGTCTCAGTCTTCAAGAATCGAGCAAAGGCCGGATAGGTGGCCCGATGGGCCGGCCAGACTTCGACGTTCGGCACGTAGTGGTAGCGCTTGTTGGCGTCCTGCGTGTAGCCGAGCAGTCTAAAATACGGACGGACAATCTGGGTCTCGTCCTCCTGCGGCAGATCCGTCGGATACGCCGGTGTGTCATCGTGAACCATGGCTTCCGGCCAACGTCTCGGTGCAATGGGCTGCCAAGCAGTCAGAGCTACCGTGTCGTTGATGACCTCCGTCGAATGGTAGTTCCAGCCGATCTGGAACGAATCCCAGTTTTCGATGTAGTTGATTGGAACGAAGTTCGCCGGGTCATTGAAGAAGTCGACGTTGACGAGTGCCGTCTGAATGACAAAGTCACCATTCGGGCAGTCGACGAGAAGGATCTCTTCGGTGTAACGCTTGCCGGCCTTCGTCGTCGTGATACGGTTCGAAGCCAGCTTCAGGTCGATGCCATAGTTCATGATCCGCATGGTGTCGAGATCGAGCCGATACTTCGGATCGAGCACGTAGCGAATCATGATGCGGTCGCCCTCGGCGACACGGAACTTCCGATAGTTGCCCTTGTCGATGGATTCGGGTTTCACCGGATACTTGCCGGAGATTTCGATGGCCTCGTCGTCGATGGCCAGCATCTTGCCGGCGTAGGCGCCGATCAACTCCAGGTTCTTGGTGTCGATGGCCATACCGTCGTTGGTGTACAACAGAGCCATCTCGTCGTTGACCTTCGACAGACGGATGTAGTCGCCGGTGACGCAGGCAGCAGTGCCGTCTTCGTTCATACGGTTGATGGGACCACAGACGACGCCGTCGAGATAGACGTCCATCTTGCGATCTGGATTCACCGTCGGGTCGATGGACGGATAGAAGAACGACTTGTCGTTGAAGAATAGCTCCGCCGTGTGCATGAGTCCCTTCTCCTCAATCTCCTTGAGCGTCAGGTACTGGTACACCGGTTTCTCCGGATCCTTCTTTTCGGTCTCATAGTAGAGAATCAGCACGTCGTCCTCGCCGGTGACCTGGAACGTCTCCGGTGTTCTGTCGGAACGACTGTAGCCGGGCAGTACCGTTGCCGGCGTGTCGATATCGGCCGTCATGACGGTGTCGCCAATGTTGAAGGTCTTGTATTCGACGCCGAAGACCGAGTAGACGGTGCCACCGAGTCTGGCGTAGTCGTTGGCGTCGCTGCATTCGCCGTGGTGGAGGCAGGAGCTGCAGTTCCACCAGTTGTTGACCTGGGGAATCGTCGGGTACGTATTGATGGTCCCGGGAGACTTCGGCGCATGGAACTGGAGCCGATGACCATGAATGTCACGAGCCTCCTGACAGAGGGGCTCGATGTAGCCGGCAGGGTGCGGAAACGGTGCATAGATCGGCGCATCGAATGGATGATGCCAAACTCTCTGGAACGGGCAGCCGGAGTACGTTGCCGAAAGACAGGGAGACCAGTCCCCGCTCATGAGTCCCAGATCGTGGTAGAGCTTCTCAAGGCCGGGGCCATTGAGATATCGGTGTTCGACTCGGATCGACACCTGTTTCGACGTGTCGATGTAGCCGGTCTCGCCGTTCGAGTCGCCACCGGTTCTGCATAAGAGAGCATTGCGGTTTTCGAAGAACTTCATGAAGACGTCGCGATTCGGACAGACACTTGCGTGACTGCAGCTGCCGCAGGTCCTCATGGTCAGATCAACTGCCATACCGCAGACCCTCCTTTCTTTTAGAATCAGATTATGGGATCGTTCAGGGGCCGTAGTTTGCTGACTTCTGAGGCAGTCGACATTCATGTAATCACTTGAAAGAAGGTGGCTCCATGGGTCACATTGACAACTTTGAACTCTATGCAATGGAGGCATTCGACGCCTCCTGCAACCGCGGAAACGAAAACATCTGGGTCTGGTCGGTGCTCATTGCGAGCAACATCTACGACCGCCCGGACCTCTACAGAGACTGGTCCGGAGACGACTTCCGAAAAGTCGTCGACGAAGCCATTTCTGCTCGAGCCTACATGGACAAGAACTGTCTCGCCCAACAGGTGTTCCAGGCCGCCAGATTCTACGACATCGACTCGAACTGGCTGCTGGACCAGCCGCCGGAGCTGCTCCAGAAGTTCAGCGACGATTCTCCGGAGAAGGTCTACAGCAGCGTCTGCAGCTATGCGGAGAAGATGCTGAAGAAGATCATTGGAAGTCGAGCCTTCGACTTTAGCTACCGGTACCTGACGAACCTCTACAATCGATCGCTTTCGGATCCCAATAGAAACGACGTCATTCCGGAGACCCGGTCTCTGAGGGACAGCTTCAGGAGCTGCCTGGCGCCCGCAGACCAGGACGGTCAGGAACTGCCGAAGGACTACTTTGAATCGAAACTCGAGATCATTCCGTCGAAGGACCGACTCGACAACATTCGGTTCAGTCGAAGTGACGATCCGAACATTGTAGCTGCTCTGCAGCCGGTCGGCAGCGATCTCGCCGAAATGCTGAAGCTTCGGTATCCGCTCTGGCTCAAGGACGTCGCCGTCGACGGAAACCGGATTCGGTTCCGGCTCCGCTACTCGACACAGAAGTTTCTCGACGACGGCACCAGGGCCACATGCCTGGTCAATGCCTGACGTAAAAGACTCCTTTCTCAGCCACATATCATTACGATGAAACTGAGAAAGGAGTCTTTCTATGTCTGAAATCAGATACATGGCGAATCCCGATGACAGGTTTCGTCAATCGATTGCGAAGCTCTGGTTCGACTGGTACATGGAGGAAGAGGGCTTCGACATGGACCATGCACTGACGGTCGTCGACGGCGCCCTTCGAATGGCCAGAGAAAACTGGCTGCCTCAGATGTACATCGCAGCCGATGGAGACACCGCAGTCGGCGCCGTCATGGCCATATCGGTTGACAATCCCGCCGTTGCCAGCCGACCGCTCTATCCGGTCGTGTCATCGCTCTACGTCGATCCGGCGTACCGGAACCGTGGCATTGCTAGTGGCCTCGTCGACTGCGTCGGCAACTTCATCTTCCACGAATCGGCCCGTCGAAAGATCGGCCACATTTACCTATGCACCAGTCTCGACGGCTTCTACGAGAAGCTCGGCTTCAAGCCGCTTCGGAACGGCTTCGGCTACTGGGTGCTCCACGAGAATCACCCCAATGAGAAATATGTATATCACTTGACCAAATTAGATTTCGAAAGGAGAAACCACAATGGATCATTTGATGCCGTTTCCTGAGTTGGCCGTCACCCACGCAGGAATTTTCCATGCCGATGACGTCTGCGCATGTGCCTTCCTGCAGTTGATCAACAGTCGCATCACTGTCCTGCGGACGAATGACGTTGAAGCGGCGAAGCTCCATGACCCGAGACTATTTGCATCGCTGAACTACGTCGTCTTCGACATCGGTGGTGGTGAATTCGACCACCATACGCCGGAGACCGTCGAGAAGCGACCGCCGCGCCCAATGCGCGACCCTCACGATGAACCGTATTCGTCGTTCGGCAAGATTGTCAGAGCATATCACGACTATCTTATGTCGGACGACGAATATCAGAGATTCGATCGGCGCATCTGCGTCCCCATTGACTACACCGACTGCGTCGGAAAGCTCTGGGGTGGTGCACCGAACATGCTGAGTGACTTCATCTCGTCGATGAACGGTAGCTGGTACGAAGACAACTCCAGCGGTGTCCAGTTCAGTCGTTTCATGGCAGCAGTCGCGCTGGCCCGAGACTACATTGAACGGACCATCGACCACATCAAGCACGACACAGAAGCTGACGAGCTGGTGGAGGCCGCCATTAGGAAGTCTCTCGACCAGGGCATCCGTCACTTCATTGAGCTCGACAGGTACGCCGAATTCGTACCGACGTTCCGTCGCTTCAAGAACGCGTCGTTCGCCTGGGCTATGTATCCGTCCCTCAGAGGCGGCTGGCAGATCTACTCAGCCCGAATCTTCGGCGAGAATCGCGACGCCCTGACAGACCAGGACATCAACTGGATGAAGGAGACCTTTGGCGACAAGGTCACCTTTGTCCATCCGGGAAAGTTCACAGCAAGTTTCTCGACCCGAGCCGTTGCCCGTGAGGTCATGATGCATCTCGAGAAGACCTGGGATGAGCGCCAGCATCCCGACGACGACCCGGTGGTCATCCGTCAATGACCGGTATCCGGACACCAAAAAGAAAAGAGCGCGAGCTCTTTTCTTTTTGTCTCGACTCTCAGTCGAGCCGAAGTTTCTCAATGGTCTCGGCGACTTCGTCGTCGAGAGTACGGAGTATCGGATCGTCGTAGCCGGCGTCGATGTTGATGACGTCGTAGTCGAAGTACTTCATGAGACCCGTCGACTGCGGCAGCAGGGCGCGGAAGATGCCATCGATCGACAGGATCTCCGGCATGTTCTCTTTGATGAAGGCCACGTTCTCGACGACAGATCCGAGATAGTCGCCGGACTGTTCGTGGACGTCGAGCTTCGACGCATCTCCGTTGTAGCGCTTCAGCAGGTTCTTGCGGAACAGCTGCTGCGAATGGCTCGGTCTCGACGATGACAGCACGACGGTCCGGAATTCGAAGTCTTCGTTTCCGAACCACGGCATGATCTCCGATTGGAACATCGTCAGCATCATGATGCGGACGGTATTGATTCGGTTCATCTTGTATGCCTGAAGAATTTCCTCCCAGTTCTCGTGGATGAGCGGATGGTCGATGGTCTTGACTTCGAAGCCGTTCTCCGCAGCAGAATTCGGAAACTCAACATTGGCCGTCATCGACACCTTAGTCAGGTACTCGTACGCCGTCAGCTTCTTATCGAAGGCTCGTTTCATACCGCCGTTTATGCCGATGCGGGCACCGTCGAGGCTGGTCTCTGTCGGAAGGGAGTCGATGAAGTTCCGGATGTACTGCTCCGACCAGAGTCGGTCCGTCATGATCATTCCGGCAGCCTTCAACAGGTGGTACCATTCGGCCAGTGTCATGGCCGGCATCCAGTAGCTCAGTTTGTACTTCTGCTCGACGGCATTGAGTTCGGTTGCCTTCGCCGTCAGAAGCGCCGTATGGAAGAAGATGTTGGCCATCCAGTTTCGATTCAGGACGACATAGTCGTAGCCGCCGCTGCCGAAGAGACGCCAGAAGTTATTCATCCAGTAGCGGTTCCGGTCGGCACTGTAGAGTGTCGCTGCCGCTGTCCGGTTATTCGACTGGCCGTATCCGTTGCCAAGGTACTCCGAGATGGCCTGGCCAGTCGGACTGAGATAGTCCGGGAAACTGACGGACGTGACACTGTGGCCGCTGTCACGAATGTGGTCGATGATGCATTCCGTTATCGTTGCTTTGCCCGAGCCATCGATGCCGTCGATGGTCAGCACAATGGGTTTCTTCATGTTTTGGATCATCCTTTCTTTCTGCGTTCAGTCTGCAGCTTCGATGTCCATGTCAACGGAGACGATGCCACTGGTGGTATCCGGTGCCTGTATCATGAAGAGTCGGTCGGAGCCTTCGATGGCCATGATGTAGTAGCTGAAGCGCCGGATCTGGCCATTCCACTTGAGCGTCGTCAACAGCAGGATTCCGATGACGTTGGCGTCCTCCGGCTTGATTCCGACGGTGGCGGTGACAGTTTTCACGTCGATTTCCGATGCTGACCAATGACGGTCGATGTCATTCGGGTCGACGTTGGCGGGAAAGCAAGTCCTGGCCAGTGAGTCGACAATCTGACTCAGCATGGTGTAGTCTCGAAGTGTCTCGATGGTGTGACCGTTCTTCTGTTTCATGAGTTACCTCCTTAATCGTCATCGTCGTCGTCGCCAATGCTGTAGAAGAATCCGATCTGCGGCGAGTAGCGTATACGATCGTAGTTGCCACCAGAAATGTCCGGCGTGTCCTGCTCACGGACTTCGAAGACTGCTTTGCCGGTGGTCGAATTGTATTCGACGGTCTGGACGACCAGGTATGACGACGTCCGGAACTTCTGCCAGTCGATGCTGTGGATTCTCGTCACGGCGACAGTGGTGATGCGGTCGTAGGGCCCACCATCGACAATCGGCTGGTCGTCGATGACGTCGTAGCTCAGAATGGTGCCGCCGAGGTACCACTGGGCGATGGACCGCAGGAACATCCGACTGTAGAGGTCGGAACTCTTCTCCGGCGCGCCCATCACTTGTACCTCCAGGTGATGCGACCCTTGCTCAGGTCATAGGGAGACACGTCGACGTTGACGCGGTCTCCGATGAGAATCCTGATGTAGTTGGTGCGGAGCTTGCCCGACGGCTGACAGACCGTTTCAATCTCGGTGTCGCCGAGCTTCGCCTTCACTTTGAACTTTCCTCCGGGCAGCTTGTCGATGACCGTGCCCTCGAGTTCAATCATATCTTCTTTTGACATATATCAGTCCTCCACTTCTTCTCGTAGTTCTTCGATGTTCTGTCTGCTGGTGTTTCGAATTCGATGGAACGAAACACCGTCCGGTCGAAAGTCACAGTCGAGTGTCCACCATTCGACGCCGTGCTCCAGTGCATAGAGAAACGTCCGAATGACGTCGTCGATGTGACGGACTATTGGATGGGGTCTCTGGATGTCGTCCGGAATGTACTGGTGTACCTGTAGGAAGATGGCCCTCTGGTGACTCTCGAGTGAGTTGGCCAACGTCGTCGAGTGCTTCAGCATTCGGTCGATGTCGTGGAGTGGCGCCTGTTTCTGGACCTTGATATCAGGTCCGTAGTTGACGTCGATGGACATACACGGCGTCTTGACTTCGAGATACGTGTCCTTGACCAGGAAATCAAGTTTCGACATGCCGAGCCACTGTTCGCGTTTCACGTCCTGGTCTTCGTAGTCCGAGATCATTTCGTCGAGCTGATGGGTCCTGAGAAAGTGCTCGACGATGCGGTTCGATCTCGTCATGTTGATGCCGACCCATTTCTCGCCGCCGTTACAGGAAATGGCTTCGACGGTAATGGGCAGCTTTCGTTTCGGGTCGCTGCTGACGGAGTAGAGACAGGGTAGATCGGCGTTGTCGAAGTCCCCGACTCTGGTCGACGACGGACAGTGACATCGGGTCTCGACACCATCGATATCGACCAGCATGGTGAACTGGGTCAACCTCTTGAGAATGGTCCCTCTCCTGAGCGGCTCCTGGAACTGATACTTTTCGTTCAATACAACACCTCCATTTACTTAATCTGACGGAGAGACCGGGATATGGTCCTGGTCTCTCCGTTCATATGATATGCGGTTAACGTTGTAGGTTCGGGATCGTCACATACGGTCTCGATGCGACGTCGTCCCAGAAGAAGCTCTGGTCTTCGTCGGCATTGAGTTGCAACGGACTCCCGTAGAAGTAGTTGTAGATGAGCTTCGGATTCGGATTCTCCGGCACCGAATACTTGAACTGAGAGTCTCGGAAGACCTCCAGTGCCGCTGTCAGATCACTGCGGTAACAGTCGATGAGACTGCGGCGAATGGATTCATTCAACCACTGCGCCATGAACTCGTCGAAACTGATATCGTCTCCGAGAGTCGTTCTGATGTATGCAAAGAAGTCCATACCAGTCCTCCTTACAAATCGGGATTGACCCGTACGGTCTCGATGCGACGTCGTCCCAGAAAGTAACCTGGTCCGATTTGGCATCGAGCCGTAGCGGATTCCCGTAGAAGTAGTTGTAGACGAACTTCGGATCCAGATTCTCCGGCACTGACACGGTGCAGTTCGAACCGTTTCCGAGATTCAGCGATCGTTCAATGGCGAATCGATAGAAGGCGGTGATCCGTTTGCGAAAGACCTTATTGGACCATCTGTCCATAAACTCTTCGAACGTTGGATTCGTCTTCGCCATGTCAGTCCTCCTTCTCGTGGATCTCGATGGGCAGATACCGAAGGGCGTCTGCAAACTCCGTCCGGTACTTGGTGACGTACTTGACGAAGCTGTCGAGATCCGCCAGCGACTTGTCCGGAATCTTCACCAGGATGGAGTCCTTCAGTTCCGGGAACGACTTCAGGAACGCCCGGTTGCCTTTCAGGAACTCATGGAGTCCCTTCAGGTGCTCGTACTCGGCATCACAGGGGTCGGGATTCGGATTGAAGAAGAATCCATCGTAGAGCTTCACGAACGGCGTGAACGATCCACTCATGCCGGGGTCGGAGTTCGAGCTGACGTTCAAATCGAGTATGCCCATCTGAGACGGGTGCAGGTAGCGGTATCGCGCCGGAATTGACTTCGACGAATTCTCGCCGAGTGAGTTCGGTCCCTTGGAGCTGTAGGCCAGATCCTGTAGGAAGCTCATGTCGTTGACGATGTCGTCGGACTTGACGATGTCGGAGTTGTTCTTGACACCACTCATGACGATGTCGCTGGGGAAGTTGAAGAGCTCCAGCAGCGTGTCCATGGTGTTCATCTTGGACTTCGATTTCTTTTCGATGAGTTTATTGATGTTCTCGGCGACCTTCTTGCCAAGCGACGACATGACAATACACTCGTTGCGACGAATTCGTTTCGTCATCATGTCCATGTTATTCTTGGACTTCAGCGTGTCGAAATTGAGAATCATCCAGTATAGAATGGAATAGATCGAGTCCTTGTAGACCTCGGGCAGCCGCAGGTTCTGCTCGGAGATCGAGTCGTAGAGACGCTCGATCATGTGCATGGTGGTGTAGCCCTTGTCGCGGAACGAATAGAGACTCGGGCTCTTGATGGATCCAATGTAGCCGATGCGGCAGATCCAGTATTCGCGGTTCTCGAGATCGTCCCATTGGACCGGGAAATCTCTGGAGCCGCAGTAGAGCAGCATACAGGTGACGTGGCGCACCAGTTCGTGTTTGTCCAGCAGCTCCGTCGGCACTTCGACGTAGACGTCGTCGAGTTTGAAGTAGCTGCAGAGACTGGCTTCATGGTAGTCGTCGTCGATCTTCGGCACCAGTCGAATGATGCCGTCCATGTGGAAGTAGGCCAGTGCACGGCGCATGCCCATCTTGGCGGCAAATATCATCAGCGGGTTGATGAACTTCGTCTTTTTCTTCGATCCGCGGCGCTTCGATTTGGTGTCGAGCGCATATGAATGCGACGTGAAGTTCCATTCGTTGCCGGAGATGTCCTGCATGATGCGGTTCTTCGTCTGGTATATGATGATCGGCATACGGGACTTGAACGTCACCTTGCCGCGCTGGGTATAGGTGTTGGCGTCACAGAGCTGCCAGATCGGCTTCCACGTCTTCGACGACAGCAGGAACTGGCCGTCCTCTTCGACCGGAATGAGTATGCGTTTGACAATGGTCGTTTCGTTCAGATTCGTGTGAATGCGAATGGTGAAGACCACTTCGCCGAATCTGGAGTCGGTGACGAATTTATTTTTCGGTATCTCAATCTGGTCAAGACGTTTCTTCTTGTAGTTGATATTGACGGTGTGGTAGTTGTAGTCCACTTCGTCTTGGTCGGTGATGACTTCGACGCTGAGGATCTCGATGTTCTCGATCGTCTCGAAGTCCTTCATGACCATGATGACTAGATCTTCGATGGGAATGTCGTCCCTTGCGTAGATGAAGTCTTCGTTGAACTCGCCCACATGCGGGTTCGGATACTCGTGGATGTAGTTAAGCAACGTGAACCATCCTTTCTCGTTCAGAATCTGGTTCATGATATCCGAACGTGATAATTTAATTAGTCCGTTGGCCGCGGAATGGCTTTCTATGACACCGGACCCCGAAACCGATACTTAAATAAATGCCACGGAGGTACCACACTATGGACACAATGGATAGGATTCTACTTTTGAACCAGGGACTCGTCGACATCGGCAGGAAACGTCGGAAGTCGATGGACTACATGGGCAACATGACCCTGGAAGAAGTCGACTCCATCACGTTCTCAATTCCAACAGAAGAGACGGATCCCCTGTTGAAGGCGGCCTTCGGATCTCTCTACAACGATCCCGGCTCCATTCACTTTCGAATGATCTTCGGTACAGATGCTGAACACCGACTGAAGCACATGGCCGAGATGAAGTACTTCATCGACACCGTCGAGATCATGCGCACCGGAGACAGTCTTCACGTCGGACGCCGTTTTCTCTTCAAGCCGTATCGGAGCATCGTCATCGGCTCCGACGACAGCGGAAAGCCGCTGACCCTCTACGACGCCCTCATCCGAAGCGTCGGTATCAAGGAGATCATCGGTGGATACACCAGCATCTTTGCCTTCATTCTGTCGCTGCTAGATCCGGTCACCAAGACCAGCAATGCAATGGACGAAGACTTCAGCGACGAGGCCAAAGCCGCGCTGCTGGAGAACGAATCAATCAGAAAGGAATGACGACTATGCGCATCCCGAGACCCGCCACATCGACCCACAGGTTCATCAACCTCACGAAGTTCCTGAAGAACTACGTCGACAGCCATCTCGACCGCGGAGACCGTATTCCGGTCTTCCTGGGTCCTCAGCTGACCGAAGAGTTCCATGAACTCGGCTCCAAAGAGTTCATCGAAGCCATCAACGTCATCCGGTCTGGCAATATCTACTATCCGCCCGGACGCAGGATCTTTGGCTACGTCAAGAGTTTCGACGGCGACAGCTACGACGTCGAAGTCATCGACGAGTCACTGGCCACCAACGGAGGTGTCATTCGGGCATCGACCATCGCACAGCCCAGCGTTGACGGCAGAACGACCGCCGAAGTCGACGAAAACAACGGCACCTGGACTGTCTTCGCAGTCACCGGCCTGTTCTATATTCCATCTGACACCTAACAGACCATCAATCTTCTAGAAAGGATGACTTTCACATGACGAATCTTCGTAACAAAGTTGCCCTGGCGTTCTCCCGCGAGCTCAACAACCTGGTCACCAACAACTGGCGTCAGGTCCACGACATGTTGCAGAACACAAAGGACTCCGACACACTGGATCTGCTGGTGTCCCTGACGCTTCGCCTGAAGCAGAAGGACGTCGACGAGATCATGGGCTCATACTTCGAGAACTATATGCCGGGCACCATCAACCTGACCATCGCCATTGCGCCGACGCCCGAAGGGACGTTCGACGCCACGAATCTGACGTACCGTTATCGCGGCACCGCCCTGGAGCCTGATCTCCACGAGTACATGGGCCAGGATCCCGACGATCAGGCGCTGCCCGACATGATCGACGTTCTCGAGGCCGTCATCGAGCAGGACACCTTCGAGCCGACGCTCCACAATCCGCTCTACACGCCCGACGATGGCGAACTTTCCGAGATGGACATCTCCGGACCGGCACCCGTCGAGAAGGGTGAGCTGGAAGCCGAGCGGGCGGACGAAGTCACCGACAACAGCGACAACTAAATCAAAAAAGAAAGAGAAGCTCAGCTTCTCTTTCTTTTAGCCCGAACTAGTCGGGATCAGATGCGAAGACATCGGAGATGCCGTCGAGCATGGAGTTGAAATCGATTTTGTTTTCGTAGCGCGGGTCGAGCGCGCCGACGTAGAAGCCCTCGGGCGGCGTGCCCTTGGCCTTCGAGAATCGCATCTCCATGTACTTGATCTCGTCGCTCTCGTTCATGAGAATTTCGATCGGGAACGACGGAGATGCCCGATCCGGATCGACGACGGTGAGTTTCGCCGTGTGGAGAAACAGTTCGCCGCCGGTCTTGGACTCGGTACGGACGACGACCTCGTCAATGTTGTACATCTGGATGTTCGACACGTAGCCGTGGATCATGTCCTTGAGTTTCAGGACGATCTCGTCGTCACTCGGTGTACCGACAATGGCCTGACGGAACTCGTCGATCTGGTAGGCATCGAGCTTCACGATGAGCACATTGCGCATGAGTTCGTTCGTCGTCTGCTTCTCGATCTTGACGTCCTCGTACTTCTCGTCGCCGACTCGATAGACCATCTTGATGTCCGGGATCGACAACACCTGGCTGCGGGTCAGGGTCTTGCTGAAGAGCAGTCGAATCGCCGCCGGGATGGACGGGGCGAACGAGTCGGCATCCATGTTGACGTTCATGTCCGGATCCTGGTGCTGAAACATGAATGCTTTGAAGCACTCGCCGGACTTCTGGGACAGCTCCAGCGGGCTCAGGTTCTTGAATTCAGGATCAATTCGTTTTGCCATTGGTTTTCGCCTTTCTTTTCAGACCTATCACGGCGGCGTTGTTCGAGACCTCGAGATACGTCTCGTAACCTACGAACTCCTGGTTGAGACGCTGCAGGAACTTGGCGAAGTGGACGAGCTCATCGGCCGAAAAGTCGTGTCGTATTGTCGATATCCAGATGATCGCCAGTTTCGAAGACCGATTGATGCAGAACGTCTGTTTGACACCCGGACTGTCGTTATCGATCCGCTGGGTTTTCCAGATGTTGCTGTCTTCGAAGTACTGGGTGAATGCGAGCACCAACGTCTCAATGTAGCCGATTCGATCTTCGACTGTTATCTTTGCCATTGTCCGTTATCTCCGTCTCAGTCCCACCGAATAGGTGTAATTGCTATGGTCTCCTTCACCACGGATCAGAATACGAACCTTCGGCAACGTCGACTGGAGTTCATTCTGAATGTAGTGACGGAAACCGGTACGATCGAAGTCCTCCGGCTCCCGGAATGCCAGGAAGAAGGCGCGGCTCATGACGCCGTCGATGAACTTCTGCTGATAGTCAGCTGAACCGAACTCTCCGGCATCGTCTTCGACGTCCGTTGTCGGATACTTCTTTTTCATATAATCGATGACGGAGTTCCTGAGCCGATCACAGTAGACAACCTTCTCGTCATGGGGCATGACGTAGCTGTCGAGACTGTCCAAATTTCTCACCTCACTCACGCTTCAGTCCAATGCGAATGAACGAATCGCGAATCTCGATGACCGGCAGATAACCAGTCAGTTTCTTGTGGACCTCGTCGGCCCAGTCCTGAACGACACCAATGTCGATCGACGGCATCGGCTCGTAGCGACGCCGGGTGATGGCCAGGAAGTAGTTCCTCGGCGACATGCCGGTGAAGAACCGCTCGCGCTGGAATTTCGATTCGTCCCAGTCACGAAGCACGATGCCGTGCTCGTCGGTGAAGAACTTCTTGGCCTCCGCCAGGAAGATGTTGAGGGTATCGGTGTTGGCCTTCTTCGTCAGCTCCAGAAGCTCAACCTTGGCGTTGTGCTCCTCCGCGGTCGAGATAACCTTAGCGGACATTCAACTCACCTCCTTCTTCATGTCGTCACCACAGTCTTTGCGAGTGGTGCGGCCGAGCCCGATGCGAATGTTGCCGACCCAGGGGCCGAGGTCGTCATCGATATCGAGTTCTGCATTCAGTAAGGTCTCTCCGAACGACGGAATCTTTTCGGGCGCAGTGTCCTTTGGATAGTCGCGGCTACAGGTGATGCTGTAGGTGACAGCCCAGCCGGGCAGCAGCTTCGTCGCAACCTCTTCGCGCCAGGCTTCGAGCCGTTCATTGCTGAAGCACGGGATCGACGAGTCATACTTGCAGCGAATGAAGAGAGCACGCGGACGCTTGCCCTTAAAGAAATCGCTGCGGATCTCGCCTTTCTTGGTGTTGGCATTGGCCTGGAGCTCTTCGACCTCGACACCATAGGCGCCGAAGTATGCCTTGGCTTCTTCGATGAGGGTCTTGACCATTTCCTTCTTCTGGAAGTAAGTGCAGGAGATGCTGCGAGACTTCTTCAGTCCTCTCACCTGCTTCTTGGTGCTGCTGGTCTTGGTGTCCATACTGTGGTTCCTCCTTCTTAATATTCAGCGATCCCAGAGTATAAGGTCGCCGGTATACGGTATGTTAGTTCTGCGCATCGCCGCCAGATTGATGATGCGCTGGTTGCGGGATCCCCTGAACTTCAGGGAGATGTCCTTCTGGTCTTCGATGAACGGTCCGTCGACGAGTACGTCGATGAAGCTCAGCATCTTGGCGCCGTAGCCGTCGAGCAGCTTCGGGTCGCTGAGGATCTGCTCCAGCGTGTAGCCGGTGTAGCACCAGATGTCTTTGCCGGGTACCTCGTCACAGACTCTCTCGAGAAATGGGATCAGAGCCATCTGGTTCTCGATCTCGAATGGATCGCCACCGAGCAGACTGAGGCCATTGATATAGTCCGGCTTCAGCCATTCAATGATCTGGTCGGCCGTCTCTCTGGTGAACGGTTTCCCATAGTGGAAGTCCCAGGTCTGCGGCTGGAAACATCCGGGACAGTGGTTGCGGCATCCGGAGACGAAGAGCGACACTCTGACTCCGTAGCCGTTTGCGATGTCGTAGTTCTTGATCTCTCCGTAGTACATGTCTATCCTTTCCGGTCAGTCCGCCGGCGTCTCATGGAGACGGAGCAGATGTTGTCTCCGAACCCCGGCAGAATGACAATGAGAAACTTCGGGAACTTCTCTTCGTTTGCGTGGAACATGGCACGGCTGAAGTCGTCTCGGTCGTAGGGTCCGGCGAACCGGATGTCCATGATCCGAATGACTCCTTCGGTGCCAGACATGAAGTCTTCGAGTTTCTGGGACGTCTTCTTGACGTCGGGCGACGGCACGATGGTTGCGTCCGGATGGTGCTCCGCCAGATACGCCTTAACGGTCTCGATGGCCGTCCTTAGAGCGGCGTACTTCTCGTCGCGACTGCTCCGGATGTAGGAAGCCTTCAGCTCACGACGGGTCTCCCCATCGTGAGCTGTTCTGGTTCTCGGAGCCATCAGTCGTCACCCTGAAGCTCGGTTGTATCATCGTCCTTGATGAGCAGCTTGCTCTGGAAGCCGGGACGAATCTTCACCGTGATCTTCTCGTTGACGATCTCGGGATTGTCTTCCATCGGGATCTGCTCCATGATGCCGTGGGCCTCAAAGACCTCCAGGAAGTTGATCATTGCCATGGTCTTGCCGTTCTCGAAGGCCGCCTTCGTCAGCACCTTCAGGGTCCGGAAGAGATACTGGAAGTAGACGTAGGCGACGATGGTCCAGTTGTACGAATAGTTGGCATTCATCTTGTGCTTCGTCGCCAGCATCTTGCCACACTCGCGCTCGACGACTTCGATGATGGTGCCCTTCCACTGCTCCGGGGTGATCGTCGGAGCGAAGTCGCGCTCCATAATGGAGTCGATGATTTCTCCGGGCACGTACTTGACGTTGATGTTGCCGTCCTTGTCGGCATCGTCGTTCTGACGATTCGTGTAGCCGACGGAGAATAGGCCCAGGAAGTCGATGGAACTGCCGTCGGGCTGCTCCTTCATGAGCCGGGTCAGCGTCCTGACGATGGACTCCGCATAGACGCAGGCGATGGTCGTCATGTAGCCCGGATTCAGGTTGATCTTGTACGTCTGAATCAATTCTCGGCGACAGGCGTGTTCCACCTGCTCCAGCAGCGTCCTCTGGACTTCATCTGCTGGACTCACGAGATAATGGCTGCGCTCTGCACCGATTTGCATGTTTTGATTCATATCGATCCTCCTACTAGTTTAATTTACTGACGATGTCGAATTGACGGTCCGATTCTACACCGTCACGATGATATGTCGCTGTAGGTCCGGACGTTCCGAGAGATGTCTCGGACCAGAGAGCCCTTGCCGTAGCTGATGTTCTGGTTCTCTAACTGGACACGGCGCCGCTTGATTTCATCGACGAGGTCGTCGATCTGGCCGAAGTGGACCAGCGGGATGTTCTTCTGGATGGCCTTCTTGGCCTTCGTCGACGTCGTGTCGCCTGCATAGACGACGGCTACGGTGTCGGTGGTAATGCTGTCTCTCGTCGGGAACCCGAGTGTCTTGAAGATCTCGGCGTAGTCCTTGTTACGGAACCCCGTGAAGACGATGTTGCCGTAGGTGATGGAGTCGTCTGTGATGTTCATGTGCTCCTGAAGGAACTCGATGAGATCATGGTTCTCGATGAGGAAGTCCGAGAAGACTTTCGCCGTTGCATCGCCGATGTTCGGGATGCCGAGCAGTGCGAAGTAGATGCGATTCTTCTTCAGCTCCAGCAGCGAATCCAGGGTCACGTCGGCAAAGATCGCCTTACAGGTCTTGGGACCGATGCCGTCGATGCCCAATGCTCCGATGACGTCGGAAACTTCGAACTTCTTCGTCGTCAGCTCCTTGAGACCGTCGAGCAGCTTGTCAGCTTGGAGTTGGCTGCCCATGGACTTGACGAGCTCCTCATAGTGGTTCTGAAGCGTGAAGAGATCGTCGATGGACTGGACCAGATAGTCCTTCGCCAGTTTGAAGAACACCTGGTCACGGAAGCCCTCGGCGATGTCGAGCTTGTCGAGAAAGTTCACGATGCGCCCGGCGACGACTCGGTTGCACTTCGGATAGCCACAGACCCACTCGTTGGCGGCGACATCGGTGTTCTTGTGCTGGAGACGATGGCCACAGTACGGACACCTCATGTCGACCTGGATTCTCTTGGCATTTCTCGGATAGTTTCTCGGCTCCGGCATCTTGATCTGCGGGATGACGTCACCTGCCGAATAGACGATGACGTCTTCGTGTTCGTGTAGATTCAGGGCGCCGAAGATCGACCAGGAGCCGATGGAGACGTCCTGGACGATGGTTTCGTTGACCTCGACCGGCGTTACCTTGGCCATCGGACGGGCGATGCCCATTCGTCCGACGGAGACGTAGACGTGGTCGATGGTCGTCCGGTTCTCCTGGGTGTTGACCTTGTATGCCAGTGCATTGGCCATGAGATCGACGGTGTTCGGCTCTTCGGATGTGACGTCGTGGACCGGGAAGATGACGACGCCGTCGACACGGACCGGATAGTCGGCGCTGCGGATGTGCGCCAGGATCCGTTCGATGTTGTCGTAGACCGTCATGGTGTCGAAACTCGTCGGATCGTCGACGTAGGCTTCGACCTGTTTCCAGGCCAGATACTGGAGTCGACTTCCTTCGAAGTTCACCCAGGCCAACGGCAGGGCCGTCAGGTACTCGGCGTACATGATGTTGCTCGGAGTCGACACGATGGCCGACGCTGCCGACCGGCGATTCTTGTAGGGCTTGATCTTCGTCAGTTCGTCGAGATCCGCCGTCGTCACCACGAGTTCACACTTGTAGTAGCCGTCGGGCATGGAACGGTCAAAGATCTTCTTGACCCGATTCATGGCGACGATGAGGTCGGTGATGTCCTGACCTTCGACACCGTTGTTGCGGGTGACGGCTCGGGTGATCTTGCCGTCCTTCAGCGTCACCGCAGACGAGATACCATCGAATTTCGGTGCATACAACAGTCGCCGATAGCCGTCTCTCCGGAGCTCCTTCAGGAAGAACTCCAGTGTTGGAAGGTCGTAGATTTTCCGACTGATGGTGCCGACCATGAACGGTGCTTCATGCTTCACGAACGACCAGATGGTCTTCGACTGGATGTAGTCGGCCTTCGACAGTCGCTCATTCGACGTCAGGTCGCACCAGATGGTCATGACTCGGTCATAGGTCCAGTCCGGGATCATGACGTCGCCCATCTCGGAGTACGTGTAGACGTCGAGACAGATCATGAGGTACGACTTCAGGTTTCGGCGAGTCACTTCATTCAGAGAATGACGTTCCTCCCATTCGTTGATGATGTCATGGGCGGCCAGTTCGAAGTCCCGTTGGTACTTCTTGACGACCTCATCGACGGTGATCTTGCCCTGGACGATGCGGCCGTGGATGCTCTGACAACTGCCGATGACATTGGTTCTCAGTGCCAAATTCTTTCACCTCTCTTTCGGTAGAATGATATGCGGTCAGAATACGTGGAGCAGAAATGCAAACGTAAACAAACAGCTGAGCCAGATGAGACAGGGGAGAATGACGTTGTGTCCAAAGAAGTAAACCCGTCTCAGGAGTCTCGAATTGGGTGGTTTAACGATGGTGAAGAACAGGTCAAACACCACCGTCAAAATAAGTATGAGCGGCAGAACCGATCCAATTGCTTCAATCATTGGCATTCTCCTATTTCGGCGTCGTAATGAGTTGACAGACGAATCCGGTGATTGCCGCCGCTGCTGCGGGTCGGCGAATCTCCATGAACCAGTAGTAGACGTTCGGATGTTTGTCGACCTGCTGGCGAATCTCCAGGTACATGACGCCCAGATGACAGACCAGTGCAATCGATGCAGTTACGATGACCCAGATTCTCAGCACCATATGAGTATCTCCTCCAGTATTTCCACGAGTTCTCCGGTCGTCAGCCGTCCGATTCTAACGAGAACGACGTCAAAGACCATGACTGCACCGATGACAATTGCCGTCGATACTGTGAAGGTCTTCGACAGGTTTCGATCTGCGATGATTCGACGTTCCTCCAGACCCGTTGCCACAATGGACAGCAGCAGTAGTGACAGACCGACGAAAATGCAGGCGGCATTGACCGCGGTTATGAGGTTCATTGGCCACCTCCTACAGTTGGGTTTCCGATGTTCATGCTGTTGTACCTCCTTTATTTGGTGTCGACTGAATGATATATCGTTGAAACGGCCATGTTCGGATTTCTATGTAGAATTCCACACCCAGTTAAAATCGTTTTGAACACGAAACGAATGAAAGGAGTGACAGCTGTGTCCGATACCACCAAAGCTGGATACATCAAACAGATGTCGAAGGATCGGTACTATCTCAGTATCGCCCAAGCAGTGGCACTGAAGTCGACGTGTCAGCGTCGTCACTACGGTGCCGTCATCGTCAAGAACGACGAGATCCTGGCAACGGGCTACAACGGCTCGCCGAGAGACTGCATCAACTGCACCGACATGGGCATCTGCATGCGCGACGTCGCCAACGTCGAGAAGGGTAAGGGCTACAACCTATGTCTGTCAGTCCATGCCGAGATGAATGCCATCATATCCGCCGCACGGCGTGACATGATCGGCTCGACTCTCTACATCGTTGGCATCGAGAAAGACGGCCGTTATGCCAACCCATCTCCCTGTCTGATCTGCCATCGACTCATCGTCAACGCCGGCATTTCGAGAGTTGTCGGACTTCAGAAAAAGGACGACGCCGTACCCGCCGACGGCAACCCGAACAGCTACAACGCCGACGTCGTCACCATGGACATCACGTCGACGTCTTTCCAGAAGCGCATCTACGATGAGGAGTATCGCCCACTCTACGACGACGAAGCCGACATTCCGGATCCGATCAAGATCCTGAAGTTCGCATCGCAGATGAAAGAATTCCGTACGACGATGGACATGACCCACATTCCCGATTTGGTACGAATGGGTAATGGAGAACTGGTAATGAGCACAATGGTTTCTCCAAAGAAGGAGAATGACGGTCATGATCAACACACCGACAACCCTTGAGACTGCGAGAGTCCGAAGATGCCCGTCGCCACCGATGGGCACCAACTGGGATCCGAAACTCCAGTACAGTCAACCCTGTGAGTTTGTCGACCGCTACGTCATCGGCTACGTGACACTGTCGATTGGCATACTGCGTCCCGGACGTACCATGTATCATTGGATACGTCAGGAGTTGAGCTGCTGTGTCGACCCAGATGACTTTGACCATGGAAAGATCACCCAGATCCCATGGCCGAACGACGTGCCGAACGACATTGAAGACGCTGCAGACCTTCCGGAGCCCGAGCTCCACTCGAATGTCTTCGTCGTCATCAGTCAGTGCCGAAACTGCGGCACATGGTCGCTGAGCTGGAAACGAACTGCCGAAACGAAAGACCTGAATCCGTCCCTACTGCAAGATGATAGAGCCTAGTGCTCTATCATCGTTTTAACTTTCATCTAAACTAAGAAATTCGTAAAGGAGTTGATCCTATGGTCCACTATCTGGACTGTCAATACATCGCCAATATTACGAACGGCGTCACCAGAGGTCGCATTCATAAGAAGACTGATCTCGGATTCGCCGACCCGACACTGATGCTGCTGAACGGCAGCAATGCCGAAGACGACCTAATCTTCAGCCGCATGCTGAAGAAGACCGCCAAAGACGTCGGCATCGAAGTATTTGATGCCTATACACAATCGGACATCGACTCTGTCGTCAAAGGTGAACGTGTCATCGACGGCTATGTCTCTCTTAGTGGAGCTGGGCTCAGTATCCCGTACGACAACGACAGATCTCTGTCCGTCGACGATGGCTTCGGCACACCCTATGAGAAGGCCGTCGTCGAAGCTGCCATGGCGATCTTCGATCGGCGTATCGTCTCAACCGACGGCGACACCGTCCTGGTCATCGGTCGCAGCGACTCCATTGGGAAGGTCATCGCCCGCCGACTTCTCGGCATCGACAAGACCGTCATTGTGGCCCACTCGAAGACGGGGAACGAAAGATTGAAGAGTCTCATTGATGTCGCCGACGTCGTCGTTTCAACGGCTCCCTATGGCACAAAGTTCCAGGGTGATCTGCTGCACAGTGGCACCATTCTCATCGACATCGGCAACAACTTCGACCTCAGCTACTGGGAGAATCTGCCGATCGATGCCGGTTCCATTGCCACGACTCCAAAGATCGGTGGCATCGGTGTCATCACTCGAGCCATCATCATGGAACGGGTCGCCACCAACTACGAAGAACGCATCCTGAAGGAGTTGAACTGAATGGCCTGGAAGCACATTGATCTGACCGACGAGCAACATGAGCTGGTGAAACGGCTCTGCGCCTGGTATCGGTCACCGTCGTCGCCCCAGTGGTTCTCGTACACGGGAGCTGCCGGCACCGGCAAGACGACGGTCATCAAGTCATTCATTGAAGAGCTCGACCTGAAGGACTACATCGCCGTTGCTTACGTCGGTAAGGCGGTGACGGTCCTGTCGAGACATGGCCTTCCGGCGTCGACGATCCATTCGCTCATCTATCAGGTCGAGTGGGTCGAACAGAAGGACGCCGAAGGATTCCCCATCTACAAGCCGAACGGTGAGCCGAAGATGAAGGTCGAATTCCACCTGAAGCCGAATCTGACGTCGGGTCTCGAACTCATCATCGTCGACGAAGCCACCATGGTCAACGACGACCTGGCCGAAGACATCCTGAGCTTCGGTGTCAAGACCATTTTCATCGGAGACATGAACCAACTGCCGCCGGTCTTCGGCGTCTCGTCGGTCATGGCCATGCCGAACTTTCGATTGACGAAGATCATGCGCCAGGCGGAGGACGACCCTATCGTCTATCTGTCTCAGTGCGTCCTGAACCACAAACCGATCCCGTATGGCTCCTATGGCAAGTGTCGCGTCATGCCCCAGATCCGACTCGGAGAGAACTTCCGAGACTACGACGCCATCATCACGGCCAGGAACCGGACACGGGATAACATCAACCACTACATCCGGGAAGAGGTGCTCGGCATTCGAAACCCACTGCCGGTCATCGGCGACAAGGTCATCTGTCGCCAGAACAACTGGGAGCGGTCTATCGAAGGAAACATCTTCCTGACGAACGGCCTCGCTGGAGTCGTCACCGACATCCACCGGTCACTCAGTGGCGGCCGATTCCTGTCAATCGATTTCCAGCCGGACATCTCCGATGAAGAGTTCTTCAATCTCCAGATCGATGCCAACTACATCAAGATGGACTATGAAGAGCGGAAGAACCATGGCTTCACCCAGTTCGAGAAGTTCGAGTATGCCTACGCTATTACGACGCACTCGTCGCAGGGCTCCGAGTACCCGAGAGTGCTCTTTATCGATCAGTGGTTCGGAGATGCCGAGATGACTCGAAAGGTCGAGTACACATCGATCACGCGAGCCGAAGAGTCCATCGACATTGCCATGGACATCATCTTCGAAACCAGAATGAACCAGCCTAGTTTCTATCGACCGTTGTCGCTGGACGACAGCCAGAGTTGAAAGAAAGGGAGTCGAGCCGCTATGGCTCGACTCCCAAAACACACCCCTAATTATGAATCTATTTTTGCGAGGTGACGCCAATGGACAGCACTACCGCAACACTTCTGTCAGTCGCCATCCCGGCTCTCTGTACGATGTTTTCCGCCGTACTCGTCGCCTGGATCACACACCGTAACGATAAAGAGAAGAAACAGAACGCCGAAGCTGCCGCCGAAAAGGCCCGTGCCGACGCTGCTGAAAAGCAGCTGCGGGAAGAACATGAGCAGCAGGAGCGTGAGAAACTCCAGGTGACACTGGACTCGATGCAGCGCCAGATCAACTCCATTGAAACTCAGTTGACCCACGTGTCAACTGAGATGGCGGAGCGCATGGCGCATGCCGAAGAATCCATCAACTCCATTGTGGCCATCCTATCGAAGAACGCCAGGGCCATGTCGCAGATGATGCACATGCACACCCAGACGGAGAACCGTCTTCAGGCGCTAATGGAGATCGAAGGATACAACATGCGATTCACCAACGAGACGTCTACGACGCTTCGGGCCATTGGCGAGATCATGGCCGGCGCTCTTCTGGATCCGGAAGATGCCAAGAAGATCAACGACAAGATCGACGACAACACCAAGGCCCACACGGAATTCATTGACCAGATCATCGAGAAACAGAAGGACTTCTTCACGGAGCCTCTGGCAACGGACGATCAGAAGGCCGAGAAAGAGATTCGCGAGATCGAAGAGATCGTGCGACATTCGACATACAAAAAGAAAAACAATGAAGACTAGAGCCGAAGCTCTAGTCTTCATTTTCAGTTCGATTGCCTGCCGAGATACCAGTCGATGGACTCAAGAAGTTTCTGGTATTCGTCCAGGAGTCTCCCGGGCGGAATGCCGCAGTTGCTCGAGTATCTGATCTCATCGATGGCATCAGAGACCTGACCGCGAAGTCGATGAAGATCGTCGACTGCTCGGTCTCGGAGCTCGGTTACCTCTCTGATGTCAATCATGGCTGTCAGCCTCCATTCCGTAGTGTTCGTCCTGGGGAAGACTGTACTGCCGACGGTTGATCTCTTCGATCTCGTCGATCGTCTTGTTACGAGTCGTCGGTTTACCGTACGGGAGACGACCCATGCGATTGTAGGACTTGACGGCATAACGAATGTCGTGGCCGTCGACGTTGAAGCGTCCAAGTTCCAGGGTGTTGACGGACGCCTGATTCGTATAGATGGATCGTTCGAGTGTCGTCAGTTTCCGGTAGTCATAGTCCTTCGGCAGAAGGCCGCAGCTGACACCGACCGGATCCTGATCGCTGTCACTGAGGTACTGCTCGAGTTCGATGGCGTATTCGGTGACCATCCAGGTGCCGATGGCATTGCTGCAGCCACGGTAGAGCTCGGCGCCACCAACGATCCAGACCTTATGGGATCCGTAGGTTTCACAGACTTCCGGAACGGTCTGGTCGAGTCGATCCGTTGCGATCGGTCTCGGGGTGTCGGTGCCTCTCTTGCAGTGGTAGTTCTTGAGCACTTTCTCGGTGTAGGACTTCGGGTCGTGTGTCAGGATGATGGTCTGACGATCCGGAAGAATCCTGCCGATGGATTCGAATGTCTTTCGACCCATGACGACGACACGACCGATGGTCTTTGCTCGAAAGGTCTTGAGATCGTCTGGGTTGTTGAAAATCAGATGATTGTCGTAGCCGATGACACCTACCTTGTCTGTGGCAACAATGGCTCGGACTTCAATCATTGTGTCTTCGCTGTGTGGCAGGTACATCTTCGGCGGCAACAGTTGGTCGGCCATTCACCGGACCTCCTTCTAGAAGTTACTGGCCTGTCACCTTGCGACCACCATAGCCGAGTTTGCCACCGTGGTTCGACAATCTGTAGTAGACCGTGGAGCAGACCGAATTCGGATCTTCGAAGTCACACCAGCCGTTCGTCTTGTTGCAGCGATCGCAGTCGAAGCAACGATAGCGACGCTCGCCGCGGACGATGCGAATGCGACGGAATCCGGCACGGCGAAGTGCCGACTGGGCAACGTCCTTCACCTGTCCGTCGGGCAGGATCGACGTCGCCAGAATCTCGGCTTCGGGCTCCTGGGCCAGCACATTGGTGACGGCCTTCCGGAGACACTGGGACGCCAGAGACAGACCACGACAATTCTCCACCGTGATCAGGAAAGACACTTCGTAGTCGAAGTCATCGCGTTCAGACTTGTGGATGGCGGCCACCGACATGATGCCGTAGATGGGATCTTCGGCAACGACGGTGTGGTCCAGCAGGACGCCGATGTTTTTCGGTTTATAGATGGTGTGCGGCCCAAATGATGTCTGACACATGGCCGAGATGTACGGAATGTCATTGACATTGATGGACCGGAACTTCAGAGGATGGTCCTGGACATTGACCGAGTCGAGCTCGTAGAACGACCGGACGAGGTCCGACAGGATGTCGGGTCTGGCGGTGTTGGTGCGGGTGTACGGTGCCTGGTTCGGGAGACGGGATCTCGCCGTCAGACTGAAGACACGCTTCGGTGTCACGATGATTTCCAACACCTGCCACTTGTCCTTCGGAGCATGGTTCTTGCGGTAACGGAATCGAACCGTTCCGTCGGTGAGCGGCACCAGTTCCGGTGCCACCGGCATGCGCAGCACCAGCCGATGAATGAACTCGATGAAGCTGTGCTTGAACGGCCGATTCTTGTTCGTCGGGTCACTCCAGTCGGCTCGCTGCGACGTCAGATTGTCGACGCGGATGAGGAAGTCGCTGAACGAACGATGCGGCGTCATCTGAACCGGAGGAGTGCAGTCACTGTGTTCGACAGGCGGACGCGCCGGAGACTCTTCCGTCGCCGGTGCTTGTGTATTCTGGTCCACTTGTGTCACATCCTTTCTAATGAAGTGGTTTTCTTGGGGACTTAGAGATTCGTCGAGCCGATAGTAGTTTATCAGGCAAAAAGAAAAGCTGTGGAGTGTCACATCTTTTCTTTCTGGCATAAACTACGCCACTCGTCGCTTCTGAACCAACGTCCCTCAGCAGGAGACGGCGACATTTAATTTCGACGCTGCGACGTCGACCGCTCTCTTTGTCCCGAGCAGCTAGGAACCATTTTTCGAGCAACCGGCTATCCACTCTTCACCGTTTGCTCACAAGAATTATATGTGGATTAAAATCGAGACTTTTCGCTTTTTCAAATTTATACACAGATGGACAGAAACGTAAGCGGTTGGGGAACCGCGACAGTTTCGACTGGACTTTTCAATTTCAAACTGCGTCACGACAGGGAGAGACCGTTATCGGCAGCGGTCTCTCCCGACCCTCCTATCGTCATGATAAAAAGAAAGAGAGCATCGGCTCTCTTTCTTTCTTTTGTCTTCAGCAGATCGACAGGAACGTCATGAATTCAGACACCAGCATGTCGGTGTCGAACTCTTCGGCGACGCGTCCGTTGATCTCGGGGTCGAAGTCACAGAACTCGAAGCTCGAATTCAGCATAGTCGACAGCATCTTGACGATCGGGTCCTCCTTCAGATGGAGTTCGGCGATGTAGCGATACTTGTCGGCGATGATGTGCTGATAGACGCTCGATGTCGTGAACTTCTCGAGAAACTTGGCGTTCTTGATGCAGGTGTCCTTGAACTTGCCGTGAACACGGGCGGTGCAGATCTGCGGCAGGATGACCATACCACGGAGTTGCAGATACTTCTTCAGGTACAGTGCCAACTGAGCAGACCGACGACGATCCAGCAGGCGGATGGCGTTGGTGTCGTTGAAGTACTTCGAGAAGAAGGCATGCAGGAACGACTGCATCAGGGAGTTGAAGTGGATGTTTTCAACGTAGAACTCCAGCTCTCCCTCTGCAATAGGGACGTTGAACCGTTTCTCGAGAGATGCCATGACCTGGGCGATGTTCGTCTCGTTGACCAGCTGATTGCTCTCGTCAACACGAGAGATTTGCATCTCCAGTGCCTCGACGTGGCTCAGATAGTCGTCGGAGTCCGAGTCTTCGTTCTCGATTTCGACGGGTTTGAACTTGAAGTTTTCGTAGCGGTAGTGCATGTACGAATGGGTGATGATGCCATCGATGAACGACACGATGGACCGGTTGTATGCCAGCTTGTGGAGAGACTTCACCAGGATAACCTCGTGAATCAGAGTCTCGAGATACAGTTCCATGGTGGTGCCGTAGAGCTGCTTCTTCTTTTCCCAGATGACGGCATCGGTCGTCTGGGAACGCTCGACGCGATAGGCGACGAAGCGGCAGATAGGGTTCCAGATCTCGGTGTCATTCTTTTCGAACTTCTGGACCACCTTCATGAAAATGCGGTCGAAGCAGTCGATGTAGTCACGTTTGTTGATGAACGTGGCATTGGTGTTCGAGAAATGGATGCAGAGAGGCAGGATGAGACGGATGCAGAAGGAAACCGCCACAATCATGCGGGCATGGTCATTGGTGATCTTCGGCGTCGTCTTGTACTTGCCGTCCTTGTCAGTGTTGATGTTGAGTCGATAGAGATCTAGGGCCATGTGCTTCACCTTACGGACCAAGGTCGGCGTGATGATGCGGACATCGACCATACGACAGAAGGCCTTCTGGGTCATCGTCGGGTGATGGTCAATGTAGTCCTTCGTCGCCAGTGTCGACACAAGGTACTCATGGTCATGGTCATAGAACGACTCGAAGTAGTTGATGTGCTGGATCAGATCCGGAATGCGCTCTTTATAGTGCTTCTTGGCGATGATGTACTCCAACAGGTGGCGGTCCTCCGGGACGTTGAACCTGTTGACGAGGTACTGGGCCACGATCATGCCATCCTTCTCGACGAAGAACGTCTGCTCCGGCAGCGGGATCCAGGTCATCATGTTGAAGCTGTCGGGCCGATCGACGAAGCCACCGCGCCCCTTCAGGATGATGGGCTCATTGTCGTCGTCGGACACCTCGAAGGGGTCTTCCGGGATCTTGTATGTGATGGCGTTGTCAGCATTCTCGACGTTGTCGAAGATGTCGATTTGCGAAAGTTTCGTTTTCGGGTCGATGAGCGGCTTGATGGACACTGGTTCGCCGACCGGCGTTGCTGCCATGACATCCTTAATGGAGACGACGTCCGCAATGTCGACCGGAGTCGGCGGTTTCAGACCACCACGGCGGCGACGTTTCGGCGGATTCGGCGACACCTGGATTCTGTGGTTCAGCAGTGCCGTCGCCAGCAGCTCGTCGTCGATGGGGACGCTGGACTTGAAGACCCGGTCGAACACCGGTCTGGCTTCTTCCAGGGTCGACGGTGTCTCCGAGTTCTCGATGTACCAGCCGTCGTCGATCATGATTCTCATGCAGTTCTCGATGTTCTGGAACCACCAGCTGTGGACGACCTGCTCTTCGTAGCTGTCTTTTGCATTCGGGTCGAACCGAAAGTTTGGATAGAGGCCGTGGGACCGGATGGTGGCGTCGACGAGGACGGGATCCGGAGCTGGTTTGTCATCCGCGGGAATCGGTTCGACGGTGGGGATCACTTCAGTTTCGGTTGCCGTAGCTTCGGCAGCTTTCGGCTTTCTGGGCATAATACGGTTCTCCTTTCAACTACGTCTATTCTGAACGATGATGTGTTTGTGTGTTTATTCGGACTCATATCTTCTTCGTCTTCGTCGTGTGGCGAATCTTCGAGAAGAGACTCGTCTTCTTTGTCTTCTGGGTCGTCGAAGTTCTCTGGACAGTCGACGACGTCGGTGCCGTGGTCTTCGGTTTCAGCGGCCGTTTCGGGCCGAGGTTCTGCCGTAGCAGCTTCCGCTGTTCGATGTCGTTGCGGCGGGCCTGCTCCCGAGCGGTGTACGGGGCCTTCTCGTAGGCGGTCTCGATTTCGTCCTGGGACTGAACGAGCTTCGCCAGCTCCTTGTAGGTCATTTCCGGTGCATTATCGTAGAGGTCTCGCGCACTGCGGCCTCTCGTCTGCTGCATCGTCACCCACATGCCGGTGTAGAGCGTTCGCTCGTAGCCGATAATGTTCGATGGATTCCGTTTCTCCGGACTCTTCTTCATGATCTGGCGTTCGTACTTCTTCTGGAGCCAGGGGCAAAGTGCTCCCTTCTCCCGGAACACCTTGGCATAGGTGTAGTAGAACGATGGAGAGTTCGAGAAGACGGTACAGTCGTACTTCGTGATGGCCCGTCTGGTCTCGAAACCCGGGGCCAGGTCGAAGTCCATGACGATGTCGTAGAAGACGTCATTCTTCGTACGTGACGGCAGCTTACAGTGCAGCACCAGATGTTGGTGGGGAGCTTTGTAGGCCTTGAATCGAATGGGAGCCGGGTACATCGTCGCCGTCTCGTTCTCGATGTTCGATCGGATGACGTTCGACGGTACGATTCCCGTTCCCTTTCCATAGGGATTCGCGATGTAGTCTCCGAAATTAAGTGCCAATTGGATCACTCCTTAGACAACTCGATTCGTTTAGATAGGTGTCTGTCTCTGTGGTACATTAAAACGTAAACTGCGCGAACCCGTCGCGCCCGCGGCTGATACCCTTAAAAGCTGGCTCCTTTCGGGCCTTCCCCGGGTCAGTCATCCGACAATTCGGTATGTACCAGACTTTTGATAATACGTTTCTTGCCAATTTCCAGTTATGACAGCACCGATTGTCAATGTACTAGTGGTCATGGATGCCTTAGCGCTAGTATCAACAGCCGTACCATTGGCATAACGATATGGTGGTGTCGATATACCAGTGTCTCCAGCAAATACCACGGCATATCCCGGTTCCATCGCTTCGTTACTATTCCAGCCATTGCGTGCATGGTTGCTAAATATTACTGCAAATAAGCCATTAGAAAAAGAAATCGTTTGTGATCTGGTATATACATAAAATGAGCCAGATGCGATGAGAGAAATATTCGCATTAGATCCTCCGGCCGAGATGCTTGCCGAGATGAGAGATTCTGCCATTGTATAGTAGTATGTGAATGTGTGACAAAGCTCTTAGTGTGCAACAGCAAGTCACTCGATATATACCCAATAGATAGTATCTGAAAAACTGCCTTGAGCAGTACATTGTCCAGAGATATTCCATACAATTTGACACTGCCCCTCTGGAGTCGCAATGGTATTTCCTGGAGCATTTATTACCGGTATGCAGTAACCAAAGAAAGGAGTGAATATTCCAAGGAGAGCAGTCGACGATGATGTAAAAAGTGGATTATCTCTAGTCCCATATCCTTGATGTGCAGTTAATAAATCATGGTCAGAGCTCTCAATAACCCCGGCAGCAAGAAGCGCATTGGCCATATAAATTGAATCGCGTAGAATGGTACGACAAAGCTCTTACCAGGCAACAGCAAGCAATCCCATAATCAAGTCGAAAGGAGCCGAATCTATGCTGAAGAAGACTTACATGTACAACGACGTCACCATTGTCGAGATGCCGGCCTCCATGCTGAAGGTCGTCTGGCTCGATCGTGAGAAGCGGACCGGCGGCGACGTCACTCGAGACGGCAACTTCTGCAATGCCAACTTCTTCGGATACTACGAAGAGAAAGGTATCGAGTTCCGTCTTCCGGCGGGCCATCTGAAATGCGACATCTATCCCGGCTTCAAACTCCACGACATCGAAGAGCATTACATGCACGAGCGCGGCAAGATCTCCAACGACGGCCGGAAGTTCACCTTCGACAGTGGTAAATGGGAGTACATGAATCCCTGCTACGGCCATGCGCCGTCGACTCTCTTCATCGAGAACGGGAAGGCGACCATCAAAGACACCGAATACCTCACTGGGCACGAAAATGCCGACTATGCCGTCTCCGGTGTGCCGGTGCTTCGGAATGGTGACGACGTGTCGTTCTACAACTACGTGCTACCTCAGGGCTGGGCCAAGGACACCGTCAGAGCGGCATACCATGTCTTCGTCGGTGTCAAAGATGACCCGTCAATGGTCTACGTCATGTACTACCAATCGAAGACCGGTAACCTCATCTACGGTATGGAGTTCTTCAACCAGATCAAAGGAGCTGGGTTCCGAGACATCATCAAACTCGATGGTGGCGGATCCTTCATCTTCAAGTGCCCAGATCTCGGCATCAGCAAGCTGACGAGCACCACTCGCATCATCGATGCCGTCCTGACATTCGACGAGCCTATCGAAGAGCCGAACCAGGATGTCATCGATAAAGCTGAAGTCATGGCATCCATTGAATTGCTCCAAGCCAAGACTGCGAATCTGTCCAGGAGTCTCTACGACATCAATCGATACATCGCCGAGCTCAACACCGAGATCGACACACTCAAAAAGAAACTGCAGTAACATCAAGAGACGAATTGCACCAGCAATTCGTCTCTAAAAAGCGCGACCGAAGGGAGCGGAAGGCGCGCCGCGCCGCCCACCGGGCGGATTTTTTCGCGGCCTTCAGACCCCGGCATGTCGACCAGGCTCGGCTCGCACATCTTCGGTCGGGTATGTGACGGCGGTCATGCAAATGCATTGTACTCCCAAGTTGCGGTATAACCACCGGTCCAATTTCCCAGGGTTAGTGTAGTTCCAGAAGAAGCTAATGATGCAGTCGCCTGATAAGTAACGCCACCTGGATGATCATAGCCTGCAGTCGCCCGCCCTCCAGCGATCACGCATAGTGTGCTAGACGTTATGGATGCCCCATACCATGTTATTGGTCGGCACATGACGAATACTGCCGCCGATGATAGAGTAACAGATGTGCCGCCTGATGCTGCTCCACTTGCGACCAGAGTCACAGTTGTCGATCCGCTGCCGGCCGAGGCAATGCAGAAAGTGCCAAGAGAATCTGCCATAGAGAAGAAAGTTGAAAATGAAACGACTGAAGCTCTTACGACGCAACAGCGATGAGTTATGCAGATGGAACATAGACGGTGATTGTCCAGAAGTAATATGGGGCATTGGTATATGGCATCATCCCGCCCCGTAGACTAGTAGATGTGCCAATCAGTGTTACATTGAAACTAGTAGTACTATTGCCCTGCAACCCATAAATTTGCTTGTCTTGAAAATTGACTGAATTCTTGATAGCAAATGGTCTCGCTATCATTATACCCGCATTCTGCATATCCACAAACGCCCAGGTCCATGAGCGATTGGAGAAAATCGTGATGGCGTTGCTAGATGATACAAGATTCTCGCTAGATGTAACTGTGTAGACATCGTAGACAGTAACATCCATATTGCCGAAAGCTGGGCCGGACATCGCCAGAAGTGCATTGCTCATGATGAAGATATTGTGAAAATGAAACGACAAAACTCTTACGGTGCCAACAGCAGTCGTTCCCCAGCAACAAAAAAGAAGATTCACTAGCAAGAAAACATAGCGCGGAGCTTGCGCCCCGCACCGGCCGGACTCGAACCGACAACCTCAAGTTTTCTGGACTTGCGTTCCACCACTAGAACTTCGGTATGTTTCTCCATGTTTTCTCACTAGAATTATATGTGGCCGAAATTCGAGACTTTTCGCTCAGGTCCCGTAGGATACTGGCTCGGAAACATCGGGTTAATACGTCGAAAATCACAAGGTGGTGAAAACCAATGCCCGACGATAAAGATATTCAGGAGTCGATGAGTAGTCAGCAGTACAACCAGGCCATGAAGAGAGCATCGCTGCTCGACCGGGCCGTCAACCGAGTGCTGCAGGCCACCGACCCCACGTACACCGACCGGAAGCTGCTGTCGGAGCAGGATGCCGAATTCCAGCGTGTCATCGACCGACAGCTCGACGTCGCCAAGGGCGTCGCCGGCAACCAGATCGTCGACTTCATCGCGTCCATCCGGGCGCAGCAGGACGGCAAACGGATTCGCCCGCGTGGCGGAAATCGGGCACCGTCCGTCGACACTGCCGACCTATTCACACAGAACGTCGGCGAGATCTTCGGATACTTCCAGGACATCCACAAGAATCGCTATCTCGAAGTGTCCGATCTGAAGTTCATTTCGAAATTCATCCCGTCGTTGGGCGAGGCCGTGCGCATTTATCTCGATGCCATTGTCTCGTCGGACGACGTCTCTCAGACCATTACACGAAACCTGCTGATCCCCGGCATCTCCGACGACAACTCGCTTCGTCTCGCTACAAAGGCCATCGAGACCCTGGAGGACCAGTACAAGATCCAGCGTAAGGTCAAGGTCGCCATCCGCAAGACACTGGTGACCGGATCCTTCTATGTCTACCACATTCCCTACACGGAGCTCTTTGGCATGTACAGCCGAGGCCTCGCCGAAGGAAAGATCACGAAGCTCGGCGCCCAGCAGACGACGAATGCCCGCATGGGAGACCCCCACGACAGTCCCGGCACCATCGCCGGCGGCAACGGACGCAAGCCCTCGAAGCCAAATGTCCTCGGCATCGCCCAGGAGTCCCAACAGAACGCCGGCCTCAGTGAAGCCTTTGAAGGATACGTCGCTCCGCTGCGCCCAATCCAACAGTTCGGCTTCGAACCGGCTTTCGAGAACTTCGGTTCCGAAATGAAGTACCTGGCCCGAGACGGATTCGTCTACAAGGCCGACCTCGACAGCACCCTGATTCGTGACGCCGTCTCCGGTGCCATTGAACAGGCGACTCGATTCGGCCGTGACCAGGACGGAAACGCCGTCACCGCAGAGGAGTTCTCGAAGAAGCTCGTCGGCGCTATTGAAGCCGACATGCCGAACTTCTACTTCATCGATTCGCCGATCATGTTCTCGGCCATCGACGACACGGCCACCATTGCCATGGAGGGCTACAACGACTTCTTCAATCTCCGAAAGGACTACCGGGAGTCGACCAAGTCGAAGGCTGACGTGGCGAATGCGCCGAGGTCCTACGACGACAGAGTCCCCGACGGCACCGTCGACCCCGACGATCCGACGAACCGTCGTCGCGGCCAGAACTTCGACGGCGTCTCCGGCACCTATCTGAAGTGGATCGACTACAAGTACGTCATCCCCATCGAGGTACTTGGCCAGCGGGTCGGCTACTACCACGTCATCGCGACACCGAAGAATCGGAAACGTCGCGGCCGCGGCTCCAAGACCGGTGGCCACGGCACCGAGATTGGCGGCATCTTGACCGGCGCCTCCATGTCTCTCTTCGACCAGATGGACATCTCCGAGAAGAAGAAACAGGACGCCATCCAGAACATCGTCGACAGCATCTCCGGTGCCATCATCGACCAGTTCTCGGTGAAGTTCGTCAAAAAGAATGCTGCCTTCAAGCAGCTCATCGCCGAGTGCATCATTGCCAATGGACTCGTTGACAACGACTACATGATCCAGTTCATTCCCGTCGACAACATGATCGAGTTCAAGTGCAACGAAGACGAGAACGGCCACGGCGAATCGATTCTGTCGGAGGCCATGTTCCCGGCCCATCTGCTGCTGTCGATCGTCATCACCAAGATGCTGAACTACATCAACAAAGGTGGCAACAAGACCATCGCCCACATCTCGAGTGGTAAGGTGACGAAGTCCCTGTCGAATCAGGTGAACCGCGTCATCCGAGACCTCCAGGCCGGCAACGTCACGTTCACCGACCTTCTGTCGAGCTCCATGGTGTTCTCGAAGATTACCAGAGACTCGAACATTGCAATGCCGAAGGATCTGTCCGGCAATCGACTCGTCGACTTTGAGACCCAGGAGGGTCAGGACATCAACCTGTCGACGGACTACGAACAGATGCTGGAACGCTGGGGCATCCTAGCCACCGGCATTCCGCCGACGGCCATGGACTACGAGTCGAATGTCGAAGTTGCCAAGAAGATCGTCTCCGACAACATCAAAGTGGCCGGACGTGTAGCATCTCTCCAGAGCGACTTCGAAGAGCCCCTGACGGAACTCTATCGCTGTCTGGTCCGAGACTCCGACATGGACGACACTCTGAAGAATCTCGTCGTTGGTACCCTGCAGGTGAAACTGCCGAGGCCCAGGATTCTGGCGAACCAGAATAACTCCGAAGCCCTCGGCACCGCCTACCAGAACGCCCAGATGCTGGCCAACGTTAAGGTCGGCGAAGACAAGAGTGAACCGGCCGACATGCGCATCAAGTCCGTATACACCGAAAAGATCGTTCGTCGCGAGGTGCCGTTCCTCGACTGGGACAACCTCGATGACCTCTATGAACAGGCAGTGGCCGAAGTTATGGGTGACAAGGTCAAGAAACAGACCGTCGAAGCCATGAACGAAATGGCCAAGGTCGAGAACCCCGACGACGTCGTCTCCGGAATCCCCGGAATGGATGAAGCGCCGGAACCCGGAGCACCCGAAGCTGGAGCTGAACAGCCCGCCGGTGGCGAGGGTGAAGACCTGAACCTCAACATCTGATCCACATACAAAAAAAGAAACAGAGCCGAGTGCTCTGTTTCTTTTTTTCTCGGCGGTCAGCCGAATCTGGCGTCGACTGTGTCGATGAAAATCACCGGCCAGTGCAGGAACGCCAAAATGCAAGAGACCCAGTGCCGCCTGAGATGATCCGGCGACCGACGCAGCGCTCCAATGACGTAGAGCCCACCGCATATGAGACCGCTCACCAGATACATTGCCACAAATGCATTGATTAGATTCATCCATTCCTCTCTTTCATCAAATCTCGATTCCGACTTTCTTCGTCCATCCGAATGATATGTGGTTTCAGATGGAACTCAGTGTCGTCGTATCGAGATTCAATGAGTCAAGCGGAGACGGGATTCTCATCTTCGGTCCAAACGTTGGCACCTGAACGATCATGCGTGGATAGATGGACGTCGAATCGATGTCGTAGACTTCAGTGATATGGCGACGGCCGACTCCCCATTTCTTGAGTCTCTGCTCAATGGCCATCATCGTCTCATAGCTGTCGCCGCCGAGGAACATGTTCTCGTCGCCCGGATCAAATGGCATCCGAATGTGCTGGTATTCGAGTCCGACACTATCTTCCACTGGGACGGCACCGGTGACTTTCTGATCGATTGGCAGTTGAATCTTCGCCCGGAGTTCATCGAGCCCTTCGACGCGGTCCATGGAATTCACGACGTCAGACTTCGTGACTTTCCGGCCTCCGGGGACCTCCGGCTTCTTAAATGGGTCGACTTCGACGTCGGGCCGAGTGACGGCTCGAACGAAGTCGCCGCCCTGAGCGACAGGTTCATCGGAGTCAGTCGACGGCAGCGAGTCGACAATGATGGTCTCGTCGTCGTCGCTGCGGAGATTGTCGATGTAACGGCGTATCGCAGTTGCAAGTTGCTCCATGGTGCAGCTTAGATTGTAATGACCATTGACAACGTGACCTGCGGGCAGTCCGAGTAGCGTCATGAGTTTATCGGGACTCATGGTCTGACTCAAACGCTGCAGCACGGTGATCACCTGGTCTCTGGTTGCGTACTTCTTCATAGATGTCAGTCCTCCTTTCAGGTCTATGATATACGGCATTCGTCTATGATTGACAGTTTTAACAGGACGTCGCCGAGACGGTGAAAAGCTACTAGGCCCTGAAAGCCTAGTAGCCTTTCTATACTGCAATTCCTGATGGAAGGACTGACAGTAGTTACTCTGCAAGACCGGAGCCAGCGCCGTCGCTGAGCTGCAGCTTGTAGCTGGAGTTGACCTCCTCCTGGGTGATGCCCGGGTTGAAGGACAGGTAGCTCCACTTGAGTTTGTCGATCTGGCGATACCACTCGCAGATCTGGTTGATGTAGCTGGACTCGTACTTGGTGGTACGCAGCTCGATCTCCAGACTGACGTTGTCGCGGACGCCGTGCTCGAAGTTCAGGTGGGACTTCGGCACCTTCGTCGGGAAGCAGTGGGCCAGCATGCAGCCATATTCAATGTCCTGCATGTCGGGCGTCAGATCGTAGTAGATGAATTCCGCAGTGTGGTACTTCTCGCCGTAGGGAACCTTGGGAACCTGAGCGCCGTCGGCGTTGATGACGGTGGCAGTCGGGTAGGTCTCGCCGTGCTCGAGAAGCAGGCCGTGGTAGTGGGCGACGCCACTGCGCGGATCGCGAACACCGGTGACCCACGTGTCAAGGAACTCGCGGACCGGAGAACCGGACTGCTCGTAGACCGTGATGGTGAAGGTGTCGGTGTCGTCGCGGACGAGGCTGACGTTCGAGAACTTCTGCCCCGCAAAGCCACCTTCGAACTCCACGAAGTCGACCGTCAGATCGGCGATGCCGTCGACGCGGGTGTAGCCGGTCTCGACGATGGACTTAAAGACCGTCGTCTGAGTCGGGAAGCCCTGCTCCATGAAGAAGGGCGGCGTGTAAAGAAAGATTCTGCTGGTGCCCTGGATGTACGGGTCGAAACCCGCCAGGTTCTGTTGGGTGACATCGATTCCGCTAAGGAAGTAGCTGAACCTGTTATAGTCCTTGGTGTTGGACTTGATGCCGTTCTGAATCGTCTTCAGTGCCATGTTCAACTCCTCCTTTCTCAGTAGTCAATGCGTCCACGGTTGACGTTGACCTCAACGATGGAACGCTTGATGATGTCTTCATGGACGAAGTCAATGTAGAGGTGCAGAATGCCGTTCTCGCGCTCCCAGTCGGTCATGGTGAACTGACCGGAAATCGTCTTGACCTGGGGAGCGTACTTGCTCACCAGTGTGGCAGCCTGCTTGTTGAACCGAGCCATGTCTTCGGTCTTGGCGAAGTTGTACTCGTAGAGCTCGCAGAGGCGATTGGCATCGCGTACGATGTCAAAGAGGATGAAGACGTTCGACTGCTCGCTGAGGTTGGTGTCGACGTCCTGACGGGTCGCCTGGTTCCCGCGCACAACCTGCTTGCGGCTGTTGACCTTCAGGAAGTTCACCTTGTTGGCCTCGAGCTCGTCGAGAATCTTACTGTCGAGATCCTCATCGTAGACCGGGTAAGCGGACCCGGAGATGAAGCCGGAGATGACGCCGTAGGCGGAACCGGCCATGGGAACGTACTTGCCGCCGTGTGCACGGAAGTGTGTCGGCAGCATCGCCGCCAGTGCGTACGTCGACGTCACATCGACGACTTCGAAGCTGACGGGATCCTGGATCTTGCCACGGTAGGCCTCGATGGTCTCGGCGTAGAGAGTCACGTAGGGCTCAATGTCGGCGAGGCTCTCGAGAAGCCCGGCGTAGGTGTTGAACGCCGTACCGATGTCGTACATGGCCATGCAGTCCTTGCGCTGTTCAACCAGGTTGTGGAGCGCGGCCTTGGTCGGCGTGTCGAAGTTGGCGTCGAGGAAGACGTCCGTCGGGAAGAGCTTTCTCGAAGCAATGTTCCGGTCGATCTCACCGGAGTAGGCCTTCAGATAGGCGGCGTTGAGAGCGGCGATGCGATTCGGCGCATCCTCAGCGAAGGCGCCGTCGCTGCCGTTCAGCAGCTGGATGCCAGAGGCCCCAGACAGGGAGACGGTGCCGGCACTGGTGGTGTCGATGGTGTAGCCGTCGAGCTTCGTCAGCGACGTGCCGTAGGCCATGCCGAACAGCGGGTCGAAACGAATCTGCGTCACCTGGGTGCTGGGGACAGCACGCTTGTAGGCGGCGAAGAGCTCGGCATTTACATTTGCATTGGTGGCGATGGCGACGTAGTCGGAGGCGTTGAACGGATCGCCGAGGACCAGATCGGCGTAGAGCGCAGAACCGGTGTTGGCGGACACGGCACGCTTCTCGAGCGAGAAGATGTGCTCCTCCTTCTTGACGAGCGTCGCACGATCGATCTCGTAGATGGTCATCTTGTAGCACTTGTAGGCGCCCTGACGATCACCGCGCGGATAGTTCTCGATGACGAAACGAATGTTGTCGCCCCAGGAACCACGACCGCGAGCGGCCATCTCGAAGATCTTGACGGCAATGTAGCCGTCGGCATCCGGAGTTGCCGGGACGTCGATGATGCTGCCGAGATTCGACACGTCGGTGACGGCCGTATCGGTGCCTTCGAAGGTGAAGTAGACGTCCATGGAGCCGTCGATGTCGACGTCCTCTTCCGGAGTGATCGCAGCCATGATGCGATTGTAGGTGGTCTCGGCCTGCAGCTTGACGCTGAGGCTGTCGTTGTCGGTGAAGGCGACGGCGGCGAAGATCTTCTCGATCGTCGGATTGCCGATGGCGCCCATATTGGCCTCGGACGAATGGGCCGTCACGAAGACAGCGTTGTTCGTCACGTTGGCGAAGCTGACGAGTTCGTCGTTTTCGTCGTAGACCATGACGGTGGCGCCACCCTTGCCCTCGCCGAGGAGGATGCCGTAGCCGTCCTTCAGGTCGGCACCGGCGTAGGTCTTGTCCTTGGTCCAGCCGTCGGACTCCTGCGAGATGGTCGGATCCTGGGCGAACTTCGACAGGTTGTCGTTGACCTGGACGATGCGGTAGAGACCGTTGTCGGACAGGTTCGGGAACACCAGGTCGATCTCGAGGTTGTTGCCCGAAACTTCGCCCCAGAGGTCGGAGTTCAGGACACCGGCCACGACGGAACCGGACAGAATGAGACTGGCACCGTCGACGCTGCCGGACTTGACCTTGTCGACGTTGATGACGGCACGGTCGTCGGCACAGGAGACGCCGATGGCGGTGTTGTTGCTAATAGGATTCGTCGGCTCGATCTTGCCCCACTCGACGATCTGGAGCTCCACATCGACGACGTTGCCGACGAGAATGGCAAACCCTTCGGTGGCCAGGTCGGCACCGGAGTAGGTCTTGATCTTCGTCCAGACACCGTCGATCTCGGAGATGAACGGGTCGATGTTGGCGTAGCGAGCCAGCAGGGGATTCTTCTGGGTGATCTGGTAGGTCTTCTCGGGATCGAACGTGAAGACTTTATTCAGATCGAGAGTGACGTCGACGCAGTGGGACAGGTCGGCGTCGTCGCCGAAGGTGTCGTGGTTTTCGGCGGAAATGCCAGCAGCCACGTTGAGACCGGCGATGGAGACTGTCGTCACGTTGAAGTCATCAGTTTCATCCATGGCGACGAGGTCGTGGCCCATCAGGTTCACGTAGCTGGAGGACTCGGGCTCGGTGGAGACACCGTTGGTGTCGGTACCGGGAGTCACTTTGTAGTGCGCCACGAGGGCGCCGAGAGAGTACGTCGCATCGTCTGCGGTGACACGCAGGCAGTGCAGCGTAGCCGCGTTGGTGCTGGCAGCCGCATATGCGTTCATGTACGGCTGGCCGTAAGCTGCAAATGTGCCGACGCCGAAGCGCTCGCGGAACTGATCAAGCCCGGAAACGGACTGGAGCTCGCGGTCTTTGCCCTTCGGAGAACTGAACACGAACGTCATGTCGCAGTAGGTTTCATCGACGGACTGCAGCGCGGCTTGGGTTTTGGCGCTGTTGTCGTTGATGACCGTCATGACATGTGCGTAGCTGTGCTCAGGCACAATCTGGCTATAGGACGGCATAGCTTTTGACCTCCTTCTACAGGAATTGGCCGAAACGGCCGAAGTAATTGCAGTGACTTTATTGGCTTGTAGCCGGCCCCAATGTCGGAGACTGCTGGGTTCCACAAGAAAAAGAAGGGATGATTCCGACGTGGAATCATCCCGAGTGGATCTTGAGGCTCGACAGACCACCGGGTTTCGGCGGTGCCGGATCGACGACGTGTATCTTCCAGCCGATGAGTTTGGCACAGCTCTCACGGTCGAATTCACCAATGACCTTGATGTTCGAGAACTCACTTGAATCTGTCGATCGGTACGAGTTGATCTTCGTCCAACGGTCTCCAATGAGTCCGTCGGGTATGAACGGTCTCATGTCGGTGCCATCGAATTCCCAGAGCCAGAATCGTCTCGTCGCCAGGATGTTGACGTTCTTCTGGGTCGTCCAGAGTTCCTTTCGCCTCATGTCGAGTCGATCCGACGATCGACACATGGCGAAGAGGGCGGCCTCGTCCCGGGTCTTGTAGCCGATGACGAACTTCCAGGTCTTGAGATTCCTCGGCTTCGTCGTCGGCACGTAGGACTTCTGGGCCGGATTCGTCGATGCGTAGTAGTGGCTGTTCGAGTGGTCGAATCGACCGAACAGTGCCTCCTGGGCGGCTCTTCTGTCGTCGGCCCGGATCTCCGCCGTGACGGCGAACTGCTCCAGGGCCTCCTCATAGCTCATGAGCATTCGGAGTCACCCCCATTCATCTGGCTTCGAGCACGGCGCAGACTTCCCATTTGTCACTGTCGCCGACGATACGATACTTCCGGCCGTACTGGGCCTGGAACTTCTCGTTGACGGATCCGACGACTCCCATGAATCGGTTTATGTTGGCAATGGCCGTCTCCTCGTCTCCTCCAATGGGACGGAAAGTCGCCTGCGCCAGCCAGATCTCGTCCTCTTCCTGGTCCATCCAGTCCTGGACATCAGCCTTCGGAACGTCGATTCGAATGTTGATGCCCAGCTGCTTCATCTCTTTCTTCAACAACGTGACGGCACAGATAAAAGCCGTATGGCGTTCGAAACTGTCGTCGTTCTTGGCTTCGAATCTGTAGCCGAGACGCTTCGCAGCTTCGGCCACCGTCATGGTCGAGATTGTCGTGACACTCTGGACAGACTTCGGCGACCCAGAATAGAAGCTGTCGCCTCTGCACTGTTTGAATCCAGAAGCCTGGATGCTGTAGAGCGTGATTCGTTCAGAGCCGATACGCCTAAGACGTTTCGCCGTCGTGTAGATGACCTTCGCAGCGGCGTCAACTTTGTCGTTGACGAGTACGATGCCGTGCAGAAGTGCTTCGTCTTCGGTGGCATAGCAGAACGGAACGGTGTTGGATCGACTATTCTGGAGCTCTTCGAGACTGGGCACACTAGTCATTGCTTTGTCTCCAGGGGCGATCGGGTAGGTTGTGCGATAGTAGGTCTTCGCCGACCGGCCGAAGACACTGTCGAGAATGCCTTCCTGAGCGGCCTGGCGGTACTGCTGTCTCCAGAGTCGGCCTTCGTCGGCCTTCTCCAGAGCTTCGGAAAACGTCAGTTTCATGGTTCGTCTCCTTCTCAGAACATGTCGTCGTCGAGATACGATCTGGCGTCGACGCGTTCCAGTTTCGGTTTTCTCGGATTCTTGGCACGGTTCAGGACGGTGCGACTATCGGCCTTCTTCAGCGTGATGGTCCAGCCGGAGGTGACGAGATCTCCCGTCAGCGAGTACTCTCCGTCTGTCCGTTTCATAAAGGCCTTATTGGCATTCCAGACGGCCAGATAGAAACCGCGCTTGATCTGCTGGGGCGTCTTGTTGTATTCGAGATTTCCCTTGTTGCCACTCCAGACGTAGTTGAAACGCCCGAGTGTGCAACTATCGGTCTCGCCCTTCTTGAACTTGTCGAAGTACGAGTTGTCGGGTGGATTCAACGACAGACAGGCGAGACAGCTGTCCCGGTAGCTGGAGCCGTTGATCCATCGCATCAGTTCGTCGTGGGCCACCTTGATGAGCTCATTGGTTCGCTCGTAGTGGCGTCCGTGAATGGTGTCGGGCCGACCACGTCCTTCAGAGTTGCGGCCACGACCCGTCATGGGATCGTAGTCGCTGTCGTCGTAGCCTTCGGCTTCGTAGGCGCCCTGACTCTGAAGTCTCAGTTCCGTCTTGCTGTCGGCGTGGCGACTCATCTCGTCGAGAAAGTCGCTCGGGTTCAGAGAGTTTCCCATGGGATTCACCTCCGTCACATCGACAGAACTTCTTCGACGGGCGACCGATGCTGCTCGACACCGGACTTCGTCATGTTGATGGACGACGCCAGCTTCTCCTTGATGCGTTCAAAGCTCAACGCCGAGAACACCGACGTTGCCGCAGCGACGTTGTTCATGTTGCCCGTCGCATAGCCGTAGGGAGACGCATTGCCCTTGCCGAAAATGAAACGGTACGGCTCGTTCATGTTGTCCGGGTTGCGGCACATCTCACTCCAGATCATCTGAAGAGAGATGGACGGAACTCTCGGATCGAACTTGTTGATGTCGAAGTTCTTCTCCCAAATGGAGCCGACGAACTGATCGTAGGGAATGGTGTTCGGCACCTTGCCCTTCGTGATCATGTTCAGAAGCTTCGTGCAGTTCGACGTCGACTGGACCTCTTCGGCCGACATGATGACGTCACCCATGTAGTACTGGAGAACCAGGTACTTGTCCGGCTGCATGTCGGGACTCAGCTGTAGCTGCAGTTTCGTCGAATCCGTCGGGAATGTCAGGATCATGTTCGGGTAACTGAACGTTCTGAGCTTGACGGAGTCTCGCGGCTGCTGGTCAGATTCGTAGAAGCGAATGTTGAAAATGCCGATGATTCGGAAACCTTCGGCGTAGCGAACGGCCAGCGACGATGCCGTCTCTTCATCGTCCGAGTAGAGATCGTACGGGAAGTAGGCTTCGGCGTAGGGCACGTTCAGCAGAATCTTGTCGTCTTTGCGAATGAATTCGTTCATTGACTTCATCTCCTTGCCTAGAGACGCTTGATTTAATGGGGTGTCGCAGGGCCGGAGATGTCAGATCGACTAATCAAATATAAACAACGACTGTCATCAGTTGACTAAAATTTGTAAGTTGACCAAATGTAAACGTTGTGCCATTATATGAAGCCCAGTACCCACTAAACTCCCGTGATCCAACTATATTAGAGATAGATGAACTATTGGAAGACCAAACCCATAATGCGGTATAATTCGAACTTTGACCAGATGACATAATAGGCGTATAACCATTGCCACACGAGCAGCCATATTGACTATTGTTTACCCAACTCGATACACCACATGCAAAACTCCCCGGTGCCGACAGTGACAATGATGCACTATACCAATTACCGTTCCGATCAGTATACGTATAACTTGTAGCCATCTTTAGGTTAGTCGTAGAACCACCAAATCCAGCGCTCTGCATTAGCAAAGCTTCACTCATGTTCGTAACCCTCCCTTCGCGTTGATCGCTTGGCCAAAATGAATTACGAACATGAAACATGGGCAAAAAGAAAGACGATCCGAAGATCGTCTTTCTTTTGTGACTCCCGATTAGATCTGAGTCTGGTCCTTGTCGACGGCACTGCCGGTCGGAACGAAGTGGTTCTCCGGCTCGTCAGCCTGGGCGTTCGCCAGGTCCGCCGCGGCTGCGTCCAACTCGTCGGTCTCGGGCTCGCCCTCGCAGTCGTCACCGTCCTTGCAGACGAGATGATTGACGGCGATGGCACCGACACCGGCCACGACAGCGGCAACGGCACCGATGACGGCGTCTTTCTTGGTCAGATTCAGTTTCTCGATGGGATTCGTCATGGGTATTCGCTTCCTTTCATGAAAGTATGTGTATCAAAAGGGTCGCTAAGTTCGACGGATTCGTCCTAGGATCACCGCCGAAGCGGGACGGCCCGTTCGATCCTCTCGACTCGACCAATGCCGAGTCTTTAATAAGTTATGGTCCGACAGATGATTTTCTAAGCAACGGTCATCTCGTAGACGTACTGGTCTTCGGTGGTTCGAATCAACTTCGGATGGAACCGATTGAAGAACGCTACCGATGCAGCGTTGTCCTTGTCGATACGGAAGAAGATCTTCTTGTGGTACCGCCTACAGTAGTCGACGACCTTCTGCAGCAACTGATCAGCGGCTCCGGTGCCCCGGTACTGTTTCTTGACGGCGATGACCAGCACCACCGTATCGAGATCGTCCGGGAAACAGTAGCCGTCGACGAAGCCCATGACGTCACCGTTCTCGGCCTTGGCAATGTAACGCAGGTCTTTGAACGGAGATTCGACCCAGTGCTTCGACTTTGGGCAGATGAAGTGGAGTTCCTTCTTCGACAGAGAGTCTACGACGCCCTTGACGTCATGACTGGTGCCGGTGATAATTCGGAACGGCACGGCGTAGTTCTGAAAGTTTCTGATGGGATCCATGTCGATTCCTCCTTCTCTTGATTAGAGAAGTGTCAAATCACCAGCGGTCGTCGTCATCGTCGAAAAGCATGCCGGGATTCGACCGCTTCATCATGTCAACGAGAGACGGCCCACGACGGTCATCGTCATCGTCGTCGCCTCTGGCGATCTGGCGGGCGCTGCGGTCGGAACCAACCATCATGCGCATGGCGGCGTCCATTCCGGTGCGCTGCGTGTCGCTGTCTGAATGCATGAAGCCCGGCGTTGCGCCTTCGGTCATCTGGAGAACCTTGCCCAGCAGCTCGAGCTCTTTCGTCGTCAGGAGTCTGCGCTGGACGACGTTGAGACGACGGAACTCCACCGTCGTGCCGTATTCGTTGATGACCATCTGCGTCGGGGTCACGAGATCGACGACGCCGCGGCCCATGACCATCAATGGAAGGGTCTTACCGATCTCATAGTAGTGGGCGCCCTCAAGCGTCACCCGATAGAGATCGTTTCTCCGGTCCACCACAGTGGGCTCACCGGAACTGGAAATCGCATGGTCGAACATCAACATGGTTCGTACCTCCTTCATTAGAATCTTCTCTATGATATGTGGTTACGGTTTCCGTTGCCCGGATCGCAATAAAATAAGAGTCCGAACCGAAGTTCGGACTCTTTCATTGTCGTCAGTTAACGGGACGCCTCTGGGGAGGCTGCTGAATCTGGCCGAAGCCGCGCGGAGCCTGCTGAGTCAGCTCGACCTTCGGCTGCTCCACGACGACGGTGTTCGCCGGGAGATCCGGAGCAAACGATGTGCCGGGCCAGTCGTTGCTGATGTGACGGAGACCCTTGACACGGTCAGGGGACTCGTCGTCACCGCAGACCTTCCAGCTGCCGTCGTACATCATCGGCGTGTAGTTGCCGTCGGCATTATGGATCCAGTAGCGGACCTCCGGATTGCCAGCCGTCGTCGGATCCCAGGGATCGTCGTTGTCGACGACACAGTCGACTTCCGGCTGCTTCTTGGTCTCTTCGATGATGTACGCCGGTTTCTCGGTGGGCTCGGGTGACGTCTCGACCTTCGGCTCTTCGGAAGCATTTCCGGTTTCGACGGGTGTCTCGGGCTCGGGATCTTCCGACGTCTGAGAAGGCTCTTCCGTGACAACAGTCTCGGTTTCGTCGTCTGGGAAGACGATGGGGCAGCTGTCGCCGGAGCACTCGCTCGACTCCTCTACAGTGTCAGAGTCGTCCGGCTCTTTCGCAGCGTCGGAGTCGGCCGTCTCCTCCGTAGCATCGGCCTTGTCACCGTTGCCCTTGACGAAGTAGTCGTAGTTGCCCGTCAGAGCATTGGCTTCGGAAGCCGAGATGTCGCCGAGTTCTTTGAAGCCGTCGTCCTTCCAGACGTACTGGCGATAGGTATCGTCATCGGTCTTGACAACGTAGATGGTGCGACGATTGAAGGAGATGTCGTCCGGAGAGGGCAGCTCCCTGACGATGCGGTAGACGAAGTCCGACGTGCCGCCGGATTCCACTTCATCGGTCTCGGGCAGCTCGCCGTAGAGAAGGCGGTCGCCGTCGAGTTTCGTGATGGTCTCACCCTGAGACCAGCCGAGCTCGTCGACGGTCCACTGCTCGTAGGCTTCGGCGCCATCTTCACCGACGATTTCCTTCAGGTAGATGGTGTTCGGTGCTACATCGGACTCGTCGGGCAGCTGTTTCACCAGCTCGTAGACGGGTCCAGCGGCAGCATCGTCGCCGGGGATCCTCTCGTTGTAATCGACCATGGCGTCGACGTCTTCGAAGCTGCCGCCGACGGTCGACTCGAAGTTCGTCGGTTCTGTCACGGCGGTGCCCGGGAACTTGGCGATCTGGGCCTGTTCCTCCTGGTCGTAGACCTTCAGCAGGTCGTTGAACATGCGGCCGACCTCACGGTGCAGCTGCTTGACGCTGTAGCTGCCGGAGGTGGTGACCAGGAAGATGGTGAACATCAGGTAGCTGAACGACTCGACGAGAGCCGGGCCACCGGGCATGTCGTAGATGCGGTTGTTGACGTCACAGTCGTAGACCGACATGATGTAGGTCTTGACTTCAGCGCACTTGCCGGACTCGAACTCCTTCTCGTAGACGGTGGCCAGCCAGTAGGTCATGAAGAAGATGATGACGCCGAGACGGTCCTTCGAGATCTTCTTGTCGAAGTCCGGTGTCTCGTGGGAGATGACCATGTTCTGGACGGCGTTGCGGAACCGTGCCATGTGGACGTCGTTGAACTGGTTCGACAGAACACGGTCGACGATCTTCAGCACCTCTTCGGGGCCGATCTTGAAGAACGTCTTCCAGAGTTCGAGAATGTTATTCGGATAGCGAAGCTTGTTGATGAGGGTCGGATAGTGGATGCGGTCAGCATAGGCCGCGATGGTGTTGTTGATGCGACGGAGAAGAATCTCCTTGTTGTCGGCACGGCCGTTCTCGATCTCACGACGTTCGACGGCGTCGCGACGCATCTCGGCCGACTCGACCATGGACTTCGAGATGAACGAAGTCGAGCTGACCTTGGTGCCGTCGTAGCACTGGAGCATCGCCGTAATGAACTTGACGAGACGGCGGCCGTCGACGTAGGTGGAGCGATAGTTCTGACGGAACTCCTTGACGGAGCCGAGCCACTTGTTGCGTTCGGCTTCGTTCATGGAAGCGATGACCGATGCGGCCGTTCCGTCGTTGTAGGCGGCGACGGCATCGTGCATCTGGATGAGCTCGTGGACCTGCTTCTGAGCGTCCTGGAGCTGGTTGTAGAGGTCGATGTACGGAAGTTTCTTGAGCACGTCGAAGGCCTTCCGATTCATGTCGCGCTGCTCCTCTTCGGTGGGGATGGGGCGCTCCTGGACAACATCGTCGTTCTTCAGTGCTTTTTCGACAGCGTCTTTGGAGACGTCGACGTAGCCGGCCGTCGCTTCGGAGCCCTTCACCAGCACTTCGGATGCGTCAGATCCGGAACCTTCGGCGGCTCCGGCATCGTCTCCAGATACATGATCGTCGGCGACGTGTTTCTCGTCGGCTTCCGTCGTCTCTTCGGCGTCAGTCGCCGGACGATCCTCTGCCACAGCGACGTTTTCGTCGGCGGCTTCGGAGGTTCCGGTGTCGACGGCTCCGTCGCCGGCCGGCTCTCCATCACCAGCAGTGTTCCCGACACCGGGCTCCGGTTCACCGGCAGCATGGGCTTCGACCTCCTTCTGAAGTGCCTCCTGAGTCTCCATCAGGTCCTTTTTGGCCTGAATGTTGTAGGTCTCGACACTGTCCTTGACAGCATTGAGATTCTGGGGTTCCTTGATTTCGGAAACCCCGGATGCGGGACTGTACATGTTCGATTCATTGATGATCTTTGCCATGGGTGTGTCCACACCTTTCTTTGAAATAGATTCCGCTAGAGATAGTTTTTCTGTTTATTCTTCTCGGACTCCGATCAGATGTCGAAGCCGCGGAGACGACAGATGATGTCGAAGCCGATGCGTGCCTTCAGGGAGATGTTCTCCTTCAGCAGGTCTCGCATGGCGACGACGAAACCGCCGTCGATGTGACCGTCTTCGTAGAGTTTACGAATCGGGTCCTTGGCGACGTAGCCGTCTTCCATGTGCAGGAAGAAGTCGTCGGCGGTCATTTCTTCCATGACCCAGTCGATGACGTCATAGATGCAAGACGTGATCAGTGCGACGTCCGGGTCTTCGATGGAACGGTTCGTCTCGGTGACGGCGTCGTGACGCTGCCGCAGAGACTCGAAGTTCGCTGCGATGGTGGACTTGTGACTGCTGATGAACGACAGCAGCACATTGAACAGGTTCGACCGCAGGTGGAGCACGAAGAACAGGTAGTAGGCCAGAGCCGTTGCGGCCATGGACTTCTCGTGGTCTTCGAGATACTCTTCATCGATCTGGGCATTGAAGCTGTCTCCGATCATGTCGACGTACATGCGACAGATGTTCAGGTAGAGCTCTTCGACGTCGTCCTTCGTGTCGACGGAGGTGCGCTCCGGATGGGTCTTGACGGTACTGTAACGTTGGTATATGAGCTGGAAGTTGTCGACCAGATCGGGATCCCCAGTCTGGATCGCTTCGAGTTGCTCACGAAGAAGTCGGCGGTTCTCGTCGAGATCGAACGTCTCGATGAGATCGGATAGGTCGAGATAATTGTCGATGGATGCCATAGTAGCATTCTGCTCCTTTCATCAGTTTCGTTAAGCTTGAAACCTCGACATTTCCCGCCTTTACTCTGTGTCAACGGGACATTTAGATTTCAACACACTGATGACGGACAGATCCCTAAATTCACTCGGGACCCGACCGGTTACCACGATGTCGGCAAATGCCGATGCCGATGCGAAGCAGGCACCCACATAGAGTGAATGAGCGATCGATAGAGCGGGGTGCTCTATCGATCACTTGCGTTCTTCTATCAGTATCGGTCGGTCCAGTCGTCGAGATCGAGAGATCCGGGCGGATACATGGAGTCTCCATCTGGGCCGAATCCACCGGGCTGGGCGAATCCAAAACTCTCGTACGGATCAGTCTCAATGGGCATCATGCCACCACTGCGGTCTCGATTCGCGTCGAAAATCTGGTTCTCGAAGCTCTCGCGTTCATCAAAGTTCATGACGTCGGAGCCATCGCCAATGTAGATGCCGTCCTGAGACTGTCGGTTGGCATAACGCTGGTACTGGTAGCCAATCGGTTTGTAGTTCGTCGGTGGCGATCCATTATTCTGTTTCGACTGGTTGAACTGTTCATCGAACGGAATGACGTCGGGATCGTCGAACTGCGACGTCGTGGCTTGACGGTAGAACGGATCCTGTCGTCTGGCTCGTTCCACTTCTTGGGCATATCGTCGGGCATCGGTGACCGGATTTCGCTCCTGAAGATAGTCTGCGAAGATGGCCTTATACTCATCCGGAAGGCTGTTGACTGCAGCCGCCACACGGGATCGATAGTTCTGCTCGGTCTCCTTGTCCTTGACACCCATCTGGTCGACGGGTCTCATTCGTCTCGACATGCCGTACTCGTGTAGATTGCTGGCATGGAGATAGACGTAGAGGCCGATTAGATAGGCCATGACCATATCGTCGTGCTCACCTGGCGCAGCTTCGATCTTTCCGGTCGTCGGTTTTCTGATGAGGGTCAGAATCTCGCCAACCAACTTTGCCGAGTAGATCTTGTCAATGGACTCGTTGACCATCTCCTCTAGGGTCTGGAACAGAAGGTTTCTTGATTTGACACCGGTAATGAAGCCCTGACACTTACGGGTGATGACACTCTGTGGAATGCCACCATACTGGTCCGTATGCTCCGACAGCAGCTGATTCATTCGGTCGGCATCGTACCAGACTCTCGACTGATACGGGCCATCGACCAAGTATTGGATCAACTGTCGACCACGGTTCGCCTCCACAACCAGAAGTGCTCTCGGGCAGTACCGATCCATGAGATTGACTAGCATCTTACTCATATCGACAGGTGAGATATATGGGCACGAGTATTCACCAGCAACTTCCAGCGTGAATGGGTTGATGATGCAGAGTGCATTGTTATCGGCACTGAGACCTTCAGAGGGGTCAATGCCGAAGATGTACGGAATGCGTCTGTCAAGATCTTCATAGAGGTACAGCGTCGACAATGTGTCCTTCGTCTTGATGTCGATTTCCTGTTTCGGTCTGTGAACGTGCTGAGCCAGATACAGCTGCTGCTCACGAGTAAAGGGGGATAGGCTCGAACCGGCCAGACGCTGGAGATTGATTTCACGAAGAATGATCTCCTGATTGTACGAGCAGAGGTTGCATTGACGCTCATACCAGGCCATCGACTTCTTCAACTGACGCCAGTTATGCTCAACGTAGACAATGCCATTGTAAGCTGTCGACTGGACGACTTTCTTGAAGTCCGCAATGGGCTGATCGAAGCAACGGTCGTTCCACATGAACATGCCGCGCATTTCTTTCGTGCCCTTGATGTAGTCAGACATCGCTTTGCCGTCTCGGGTTGACAAATCGCCTGGCGTACTGCAGAGCACTCTGCAGGCCATCGAGCCATTGTTGATGGCGTTCTCCGATGCCGTTGCATAGGCAAATACCGAAGCCATCAGGATGTTAATCTGGAAATTCGTGAAGTCAATTTCGTCGAAGAACTCGATCGGAGCAGTGTAACCACGTCCGAGTCGGGTGGCCATTTCTGCAGAGTTGGCAGAAGGCATGACCTTGATAGAATTCGAATTTACCGGATTCTTCATGGTCATGATGTTGTCGATACCCTTGACAATGTTGCCAGTCTCTTCGTCGAAGGCCGCGCGCATCTGAAGGTATGTCGGAAACAGGTCTCTCTGATCTTTAAGACGGGCCAGGTTCTCTTTGCATAGTGGGAGGTCTTTCGAGAACAGCAGTGCACTCGACGATGCCGAACCAAAGTGGAAGGCATAGTTGACCTTCAGGAGTGCATCCTGTGTCTTGCCACACTGACGGGGCTTCGATGCGTAGTGGTCAATGTGGTTCACATAGAGATACCAGGTAGCTAGATTATTTCGGTCGAGTCTATATCGGTCACCGCCACCGGGTTCGATGGGTTTACCCTGTGCCGGAATACGCGCAATTTCACGAATGAAATACCAGGGGTTGACGACACACTCGAGATAGATGCGAATCTGCATGTCGAGAGGGAGTCCGGGTGCATATGGATCGACTCCCTGAAGTTCGCGATCGTAGAGAATCAGATGGAACTTGTTATTCTTGATGCCGAGTCGCTTCAGGTCATTATAGACGTCGATGAAGCTCTGATTTGTCGTTTTCCAGTCGTAGATTGGACGACGTTTAGAAAAGACTTTCTTTGCTGCAGCCACTAGCGTCGCTGAGTTATCGGCGATGGCCTCGGGCATCTTCTGTTGGTCATCACTCTTCAACTTCGAGTTAACGTAGGCTTCATCATGGTCGTTGTAGGTGTCGTCGTAAAGGTTTTCTCCAAATGGGATGCCGGCTGTGTTCAGTTCGTTATGGTACGGGTCCGAACCGACACTGGGCCGCTGTTTGGTGTTTACTATCTGAGCCATTCGTTAATCACCTTCTTTTAGCGTCGTGTCCGAGAGAAGAAAACCAAAGAGAGTCGAAACTCTCTTTGGTCTTTTTAGCTCTATATATCAGCCGTCGAGCATGGAACGAATCTTGCCGCCACCTTTAGCGTCCGGGAAGTATTCGACGACACCAATGTGGTCACCGAAGACCGGATGGTAATAGGTATACTCAGCAGACAAGTGCTCACTGTCGAACCTGACGATGCGAACACCAACGACAGTCATGCCGGAAGTGGTGATCTTCTTGATCTCGTCGGGGCTCATCCACTCGGCATATTTGCCATTCTTGTCGGAGATCTCGTTCAGGAAGAGGCGCTTCACCTTGGATGCGTCGCCGACGAGCCTCTCGACTTCCCTGATGGCGTCATCACTTTCAAAGTCGGAGATATCACCATCGAGTGTCAGCGGCACGTTATGGACCGTCGCCTGCTTGCACTTGGCGCCGATCATCTCCTTGATGGACGGGAACTTCGGATACTTGCCGTAGTTCTGATAGTCGGCGACAAGATTTCGATTCTTGAAGTCATTGAACTTCGCCTGAACACCAGACTCGATAGCGCCAGCAGCCTGGTCGGTGTCGGTAGGAGTCGCCATCATGTTCTCGACGTTGTCCTGGGGCTTGACGTTCTGCTCTTCGTCCTGCTGCTCCACGTAGTCAGAGCCGTCGTCGATGCCGGCGAGGACCTGGGTGATGTTCTCGAGCTCCTCAGTGGGATCGTAGGGCGCCGCTTCATCCTGGAGCGTGTCCTCGAGACCCTGGTGGAGAGCCTCGGCTTCGGACTCCATGGCGGACTTGAAGTTGTCTTCGCCACCGAGCACTTCGGACTTCAGAGCCATCTGGGACTCATAGGCCGCCAGGAAGTCCTCGGCGGACATGCCCTTCTGGAAGCTCTCCTGGGCGACTGCCTTGGGCACCTGGTTCTCGAGCCAGTTCTTGTCGAACCAGATGAAGACGGTGACCATGTCGGGGCTGTCGGAGAAGACGTCGTAGGTCACCTGGGCCTTCGGATAGACTCTCTTGATTTCACGGTCGTATTTCTTGACGACGTCACCGAACAGCTGCTCGCTGAGCCAGTGGACGGCCTTGGTCTCCCAGTCGAGATGCCTGTCGCCATGGCTGTCGGACTCCGGGCAACGGAGCTCCTTCGGCATCTTGTCGATCTGGTTCCAGTAGCCGGTGTTGGCGAAGGACTTGAAGTCGTAGCCAATGCAGTCGATCTCGGCGCCGTTGCCGCCATTGAGCTCCTGGAGCTTCGGATCGATGTCGAGACGAGCTGCATTGGCCTTGACGTCCTTGATGATTTTCGCACGAATGGCCTCGACGTCGGCCTTGTACTTGGCGTCGTAGAGGGCTTCGACACCGTCGGCCATGGGCTCGCTGTTACGGTTCTTGAGTGCCTTGGAGATGCCCTTGAGCTTCTCCTTGATGCCGTCGAGAACACCTTCCTCGGCGGCGGTGAAACGATGGAGTTGGGCGTCATTGAACAGCTCCTGGCTGATCATGCCCATCAGCGGATTGCTCATGTTGGAAATCCACCTTTCTTAAGATTCGGCTGTCACAAGTGATGCGCGATGTGCCTTCAGAATCGCGATCACAATGGGCAGATGCTGGAACGTAAACAGGTCCTGCGTGAAGGCGAACTTCAGCAGTTCCTGCTTCTTGTAGGTGACGTTCTTGACGCCCTGGCAGATGTACTGGAAGATCATGCGCTCGACGTAGTTGAGACGCGGATCCATGACGTTGCCAAGGACAGAACGGACGAGTTTGATGTTGAAGTAGGAGCGCATGGCGGGATCGGTTCCCGTCCAGCCGCACCACTGACCCGGTGTGTAGACCAGGTCCTTGAGGTTCGGGTCGTACGGCGCCTCCGGTTCGACGTAGTGGTCGATTTCCTGGAGCGTCGGATGGACCGCCGGAATCGAATGCAGCATCAGCGGAGACGTCCGCTTCTGGATCATGCGATTCCATGCATAGAGATATGGAGTCAGGTAGTCCTTCGACCGAGTCAGTACGGCGTACCACATGGAACGCTTGTAGAGATAGTCAAAGTTCAGCTGCTTCATCTCCGGATACGTCAGACGGACCGTGTAGTCGGAGCCGTCGTTGCGGAAGATCTCGGATTCGTTGATGAAGCGGGTCTGGTAGTTGTCGACGTACCACTGGGTGCCCGGAGCCACCGGAACGTTGCCGGGGTTCGTCATGAGGGCGAAGGCGTCGATCTCTGCGTTGTAGAAGGCGTCGTTGAAGAACTGAGTCAGAGTGTCGATGAGTTCATCGGCGTCAGCGATGGCCTGCTGGTCGTCGCTGTCGACGATGTACTTCTCATTGGTGCCGACGTCGATCTGGCGACATGTCAGGTCACGGACGACCTGCTTGTCGATCTGCTCGATGTAGTTGCCGTTGCGGAGCTCCGTCGAGTTCTCTCGGTTCAGCTGCGACTGGCTGCCGATGTCGACAAGGTCGAAGTCGGCCAGGTAGAAGTCCTGAGACATGATGGAGTTGTGACGCCAGGCGTTGCATCGGTAGAGCAGTTTCGGAGCACCGGGAATTTCCAGTAGCATGTAGTCAGCCGGCTTCGGTCGGACTGTGCCCGGGATGAACCCGATGTCGGTGATGTCCATTTCGACGTCGTAGCCGCCTTCGTCGTGGACGACGTCGGGTCTCAGCTCCGGAATGTTGAAGACCGGAAGATTCGAAACTCGATTGAATCGCATCGGCGACTGCGGACCGATTTCTTCGTAGACGCTTCCCGTTCCGGAGTCAGTCTTCGACTCAACTGAGTTGTTGACGTAGTACTTGACGTAGAACGGATTCTTATTCAGGAAGCGGGCAAATGCCGACTTCTTGACGCTCGATATGAACTGTGCCTGTGAATTGGCATAGCTCGCAGATTCGACGCTCAGGTTAGACATAAGCATTCACCTGCCTTTGTCGTTGAATCGTTAAGCGTGTGTTTCCGGGCCGGAAACCCGTAAAATCCTGACTTCTGGCCACATATCATTTCCATGAGTAAAGAGCGGGACCTACAAAAATTCCAACCCGCTCGAAAGGAGTTTCTCATGTTTACACGTACCACCATCGGCATCATTGCTGCCATCTTCTACGTCGCACTGCTCGTCTTTCTCAACATTGCCTTTGATGACGAGAAGAAGTATCCGTCAATGAGCAAACTGGTCCAGCGCATCAACACAGCAACGATCGTCGTTCTTTTGGCGGTGATCATCAAGTTCGACCTCTGGTGCTAATAAGAAAGGAGAATATCACCATGGCCAAGATCTATAACAACGGAACCAATTGGTTCAAGCGCTTCAAAGACGACACTGTCATCGTTGTCATGCGCCACCCACATGACGTCTACGTCGGAATCGTATACGGGTCGAACATCTATGAAGTCGACTCGAAACTCGATATCTACGACACGTCGAAGTGCGTCGCCACCTACAGAGACTTTATCGATCGTTACAAGAAGATGAAGCGCGAAGACGCCTACAAGCTCGTCTCTGGGAACCCGTGTTCCTACTACATGGAAGGTGATAAAGTCAATGATGCTCTGCTGGGCATTGTTACGTACATCAACGACAAGCTGCTGAAGACAAACATGGAGGATGACGTCAGCGATGAAGACTGAAGACATCAGATGGCTGCCGACGTTCGTCATGATTCTGATGATCGCCGGAGGTTTCACCCTTATGGGTCTCCCTGGGACAGAGATCCTGCAGGACCTGACGGTCGGCTACCTGATGGCGTCGCTCACAAGCATCGTCATCTCAAAGGTCGACCATCGGCTTTACGACTCCGTCATGAGATCCTGGCTGTCGCGGACCGTCATGGTTGTGGCATTCACAGCCGGGGTCTACTGCACGGACCACAGCATCGACACGAGCCTCCGATCAGTGATCGGGTGGCTCGCGAGATAAAAAAGGAAGGCTCCGGCCTTTCTTTTTTGCTTTGGCTGGAGCAAGACCATAATGGAATTTTCAACGAAAGGAGAACTCGCACCATGGACATCCACATTTCAGCTCCTCAGGTGGTCAACATTGTAGCCAGTGCGCTCGGTCCATTGTTTTCCGCCGAAGAAGTGTCCGTTATGATGAAGATCCACGACTCCGAAGGAACACTCCAGATCACCGGTTACAATCGCAAGTTCGACGATCGGTTGGCCTTCGATGTCCAGCTCGTCGATCCCCAGAAGTCTCCGATTGCCCGGGTCACCCTTGGCGATCTCGAGACTCTGCGTCGAAGCAACGTCGTCGCCAGGAAGAAGGCCATTGAGTCGGCTTTCGTCAATGACCGTGTCGAGCGGCAGCTGCAATTCGTCAGACTCAGCCAGCCCGTGAAAACACCCGAACGTCCGGCCACGACACAGACTCCGACGTCGGAATCCAAGAAACCGGATTCTCAGAAGCTGGGACTTGCCGGACCCACGGAGGCCGAACTCATCGCAGCCGGTCTTCTACGCCCGTCCCAGACGAAGCGTCAACCCGAAGGCAAAGCCATCGAGTACGTCGTCGATCCGAAGAATGTCAGCTCGGGCATTCCGCTGGAGGATCTCATCGCAGCCGGCCTCGTTAAGGCACCGGAACCAATCAAGGTCTATCAGGAGGAGATGGACTACGGAGATCGTCTCCGTGCCAATGCCGCTCGCAACGCAACGTTGGCGATGCAGCGCATCATTGAAGAGACCAAGAAAGAAACCGAACGGGCCGTCGCTGACATCGAGGCCAGGGCCCAGGTGAAACAAATCGACCGGATTCTCGACGGTAAGGACAAGAGCAATGAAGACCGTCTCGACGAATTTGGTCGTCCGACCCAGCCGGCACCGAAGCCGTTCCCGAAGCCTGTTCAGTCGAGCTCGGTCCCGGCACTGAAGGGCGTCATCGGGCGCCGCAACCCCACAAAGGCATTCTGAATTCGATTTAAAAAGAACGAACTGACTTTCGTCAGTTCGTTCTTTTTAAATCGAATTCAGAATGCCTTTGTGGGGTT